AACATTCTGCTTAAGGCTTCCATTGGCTACTCTCTTTCCTTCCAATTCCACAGAAGCTTGAAAGTATTCCTCTGAGATGATATTGTTTCCTGGATGTCTATCTTTACTGAAGTAGAGGTTAAAAATTTTACTATACATTTATATACTCCTTTGGCTAGTAAAAATAATTTTAGCACTTTAGTGGATTATAGTCAATAGGTAAAATAATAAAGTTTTCCTAAAATATCTATCTGAGCATAAATGATTTATATATATAATTTATTACTTAACTACTTAGTTACTAAGTTACTAGGTTACTAAGTTAGTAGTTAAGTAGTTACTAAGATATTAATCTAAGCATTAATGATTTATATATATAATATAACTTACTAACTATACTACTTAGTTACTTAGTAGTTAAGTACTTAAGTATTAATCATTAAGTATTAAGGTTAAGTAAGTTAATTATATATGTGAATCATTTATGTACAGATAAAACATAAAAGGGTTGTTGACAGATTTTCACTCTTGTGCTAAGATTATTAACATGAAAATTCTAAGTTTAGACCTGAGTACAAAAAGTTCAGGGTATGCAGTTTTTGAAGATGAAAAATTAATTGATTATGGTGTGATTAAAAGCACAGACGAAGACCTTCTTGTGAGAGGTAACTACATGGCAGAGTTTGTGAGATTACTCTGTGAGAAATATGGCAAATTTGATTTAGTCGGAATTGAAGAGCTAAAAGTTTTAAGTAATCAGGCAACTCTTGTGAAATTAGCACAGGTGCAAGGTATGGTTTTAAGAGAGCTTAAGGATCAAGAGGTTAAGTTTGTAATTCCTACTGTGTGGAGAAAAAAATTTAAGCTAAACGGTAAGAGAGCTGATGCTAAGGCTAAGGCTATTGAGCTTTGTAAAGAGCTAGGTTATGAGGTTGAATGTGATGATGATGCAGAAGCAATACTTTTAGGAATTTATTTCCAAAAAGGGGTTGACAAGGAAACCCTAATCTGATATACTAATTATCAGGCACACCTATTCCTTTCTGTGTGACCTAGGATAGATTGCTCGTTAGAGCGGTGTTTGTTTCATGGTGAGTGAGAGGTTTTTGTTGGTATTTTTCCCTCTCACCTCCCTCTGCCCCTGTAGCCAAGTGATTAAGGCTGATCTCTGCAAAAGATCTATGCGCAGGTTTGAATCCTGTCAGGGGCTTAGCACGTGCAGGGTGACTTGTTCTCATGTTGCCCATTTAGCATCCTTAGCTCAACTGGATAGAGCACACGCCTTCTAAGCGTGCGGTTATAGGTTCAAGCCCTATAGGGTGTATATCAAATTTTGGAGGTTTGCTAGTATGGCTAGAACTGGTAAACTTTACTCTGAAACAATGCGAGAACTCAGTCTCTTGGATGAGGACTCACTAAAGCTTTATCAAATGCGTTGGGGGCTAGTAGACGTAGATGAAGTTCTTGTGAGTAAGATAGGTTTTGGGGTTTATAACTCAATTCCTCCTGCAACTCCTGTGGCTAAAAATGCTATGCTTCAAATTATGGCTAGTTTTGAAGATAACTATGAGCGTAAGGAGTGGGCTGACCGTATTGAGGGTAAAGCAACTCAAACTACTGTCAATGTCAACCACGATACCAAGGATGGTGTTGAGGAGCTTAAGAATTATACTAAAGCTAAGCTTGATGAGTTGTTTGGAGATATGAATGACTAAGAAGAACCCTAGAAATAAGGTTTTTGATAGCTATTATCCTGATCTTTTGGTTTTATTAGAGACATTTGCATCCTCAGTGATCTATGATGGTGATTATTTGACTGCTGAAGATGCTGTCATTGACTACCTTGTGGATATGTACTCTTCGACATTCCTAGATGAGATTGATTACATCTTGGATGCCTTAGGGTACAATATCTATCCACAGGATCTAATAAACCTGAGAAATGGTGTAGATACTTCTTCTTTTGTGAGAAGTAATCGTGGAAGACTAAGAGAAATTCTTGATGGTCATGTAAAAGACCTTAAGAAGCTTGTGAACGAGAACAAGGATACTCAGAGCAAAGAAGATATCTTCCAGTCCTATTGGTCTAACATTGACCGTCTTGCTTTAAGTGAGACACAGATGGGAATTGAGAAAGCTTCTGTGCAAAGTGCTAAACTCTTTGGAGACATCACAGGTGAACAGCTCATGAAAACATGGAACGCTGTAGGTGATAAGCGAACATGTCCTATCTGTAAGGCTATGGATGGTTTGACCATTCCTGTGGATGAAAGCTTCCAGGCTGTAGCTCCTTCAGTTCAGATCTCAGAAAGTCTTGATTACACAGGAGGAGATACTGTTTATGCACATCCAAGATGTAGATGTTGGGTTACTTACTCAAAAGCGTAAGGTTTTATCCAACAAGGAGAAGCTATCAATCCTTTTGGATCAAGTAACTCCACAGGATCAACTAAAAGATGCTGTGAAGGGGAAAATACCAAAACACTTTAAGCGAAATACCATTCGTGAGAGGTTTGGTTTAGAAAAAGAATTAGAATATTACAAGCTTGGGTTCACCACAGCATTATCTGAGTTTAACTTAGAGCTATGGTGGTCTCAAGCTGTGCAATTTGGAGCGTTCCTTAGTGGAGACTTCAAAACAGGATACTGTGTGGCTACTCCTCGGTATGGTAAGTCATTCCTCTGTGGCATTATGTCAAACCATTTTGCCTATGAAGGTGAGAACTGCTATGCTGTAGGATCAACACAAGAGTATTCAGGAATTATCATCCAGCATGCTAGGGAAATCCTAGTGAACGCTCACCCTGATGTGAAGGCTATGTTGTCCTTTGATGAAAAGGATGTCACCTCAGTGGATAAGCGACTAAAGCGTGGTTTATCATCATTCTCTAGTGAAGGGTTCACATTCAGAAATGGTGGTAAGTTAGAGGGTCTATCCGCAGGTAGTAACTATACTGATCCGTCTAAAATCCATGTTATTGGTCGTGGAGGAAACATGTTTGGGGATGAAGCTTCTGACATCTCACCTATTGCCCTTGGTCACATGGGTCGTAGGGAATTTGAGTCAGATGATGGTCGTAAGTTGATTATGTACCTAATCTCCAATCCTCGGTCATTGAATAGCTTTTATGACTTCATGACCAATGAGGATCTTGCTGATGATGAATTTGTTATGTGGCTGGATGTGGTTACAGCAATGGAGGAGGGAAGCATCAGGTACACCAAGGATGAGCTGATGAGATCTCAGTTCACAATTACAGAGGATTCCATTCGAGAAAACCTTTTGTGTGAGTTCCCTACTGAGAGATCTTCATTCTTTGATGCCTCACCTGATATTCTTGATGATTTTGACATGAAAGCAGAAGGCTTGGAGTTCTTCCTTGGAGTGGATAGTGCCTATAAAGGTGCGGACTCTATTCAGGTTACTATCTCTTCTGTGGACAAGTCTAATCACTTCACAGCTATTGATACAATGGACATTAAGCCTAAAGAGTGGATTGATGGTGTCACAGCTATTGAAATTGTCAATAAGATTGTGACCATTGCCAATCAACTCAATGTGAAAGCTATCGGCATAGATGCTGGTGGTGGAGCACACATTGTACAGCCTCTCAAGATGAGAAGGTTGTCAGGACAGCTTAAATGCCCTGTGTATGACATCAACTTTGGTGGTAAACCTACTGAGATTAAGATCATTGGTAAAGATCCTAGTGCTGAATATGCTTTCAACAGAAGGGCTGAGATGCACCTCATGTTGAGAGGTATGATGGAAGCACAAAGGGTTTCATTTGTGAGAAAAGTGTGGGATGCTATTTCAAGGCAGATGTCATTTGTGTCTGAGGTTCAAAGACCTGAGGACAGAAAAGTTAAGATCAGACCTAAGGCAGAGATCAAGAAACTACTCAGACAGTCTCCTGACGAACTGGATAGTGTATTGCTTTCTCTCCATGTGGCTGAGCTTTATTACTTAGGAGGGTCATAATGACTTGTGGAAAGTGTAAGAAAGATGACTGTGGTGGTCAATGTGCAATGGATAGACACTTCCTTGCTGACTACAAGGACAGACTGATCTATTCAAGTACAGGGTTCAGAGGAACATCTATCAATGAAAACCTAGAAGAGATTGAGCAACTGGCTCTTGATCTTCCTGATGTTGATTACATCCTAGATAACATTGTTAATTACATGTTCACCAACTCACTTACTACTGATGACTTCAGTAAGGATGAGGAGTTGAGAAAATTCCTCTATGGTCATAACTTTAATGGTCAGAGAAACTATGATGTACTGAAGCAGGTAGCTAAAGGATATAGAAAATATGGTTACTATGGTATTCTTGCCACAAAAGATGGTCTTGTAGGGATTCACCCTAAGGATATCCTCGCTTGTGTTATTGACTACCCTAAGATACCTGTGTTAAGACAAAACTTGACTTATCTTATCAAGAAGGGTGACTACTACAGAACTCCTTATGTACAGAAAACAGGAAACCCTAGAGTAGCAACTGACTACTCAGAGGATGATATTAAAGAAATCCTTAAAGATCCTGAGAAGTATAAAAATGATGTAATGGTTGTGACTAGTGATGAGTTCGCTTGTGTCAGACTAGATACATCACAGGTATTCTGTATGAGTCCATTGCTTAAGGATAGAAAACGTGTAGAGCTTATTCTGAATATCCTTAACCGTATGAACTACGATATTTCAAGAAATGGTATTGGTACTATTGCTTTACAAGCTAAGGATACCTTGGAAGAGCAGATTGAGGAAAGTGTAGAGCAAGGTTCTGCTTTCTCTAGTGGAGAGTTACTTGACATGGGTAGAACTGCTAAGGCAGAACGTACTCAGAAGATTGTTGAGGATATGAACGCCTTTGCTGAGAAGCTTTCTGAGACTGAGTTCAATGACGCTATTGTGTACTCAGGCAACTTCCAAAACCTAGAACAGCTAGAGCGTGATACTAAAGCAACTGACTTCCTGGACTACTTATCACAGTATGTTCCAGCTATTATCTGTCAGATGTTTGGAGTACCTGCTAGACTGTTTGACTTGAATAAAACAGTATCAAATATTGGTACTTATAGCATCATTGACAATGCTATGAAGAACACAATCATTCCAATGCGAGATCACTTCCTTGGACAGATTGTACACTTGCTTCAACATACTACAGGATTGAAAGAGCATATTAAGTTTGATAGCTATGAGTTTACTAATAGCTACAACTACAACAATGACCTTTACATCCTAGATGTGTATGAACGCTTGAAGAATGTTGACCAGCGAATGGCTGATGCTTATTTAGCTAAAAACTTAATTGTGTAGGAGTATATAATGTCAGACAAAATTTTGACGATTGATGAACTTGCTAAGATGCAGGAGAAAGTTATTGATGCAACTAAATCAGATGCACCGGTGGCTATTGAAACACCAACAACCAGCATTGTGAATGGTGACCCTACTAAGGTTCAATCTATTGACCCTAAGAACTACACAGTGGAGCTATGGCTTCCTGTGACAAGTGAAACACCTGCAACTGCTGAGCGTGTTATGGGAGGTTCTGCATATAAACAACTTATCAATGCAGATCAGAAGTTCATTACTGCTAGAATTGCACGTAGAGTTCGTAACTATGCTTCTACAATCACACTAGCTTTCACTAAGTTCAATGAAGATGGAGACTCAGAGATCTACACTGTGGATGATCTACTCAAAGTCTATGAAGTCTTTGATGATAATGTGATTGATGCTTGTGAAAAGCTAGTAGGTACAGTTCTTGGTATTCCTGACCATTTGATGCAATATATCACTGATACATCACTGATGGAAACTTGCACAAAGATTATCGAGAACAACCCTTCATTTTTTCAAGCTGGTTAGTTATCTAATTCGATATAATTGGGCTTGGGTTAATGGAAAGATAAAAGAGAAGGATGACTATCGTGGACTTGCTTATGAGGACATGGTAGCTATCAACCTTGATGACATAGAGGAAAAAGTACTTGCTGTGGTTAAAGAGTACAGGATGGACTACCACTATGTAGCAGATCAGATGTACTACCCTGACGTGACTGTGTATTATGCTAAGTTAGTCAATAACAATGCCTTCAAGAGCTATAATGACTATCTTAACCTAGATGAAGAAGCAAAAGGTAAGTATGTTACTGATTGGGGAGTTCCTGAACCTTATGAGTATGAACTCCTAACACCTGAAAAGCAACAGAAGGCTATTGAAGCCAAAGATAAGCCTAGTTCAAACTCCTTGAAGGATATGTATAGGCATGGAGGAAGATTAAATGACTGAAGTACTTGGTGATGTACTTGGATTCTTAGATACTAAGCGTAAAGAAATTATGCCTGAGTATGTACGCAATGGAAAACCTGTGTACACACTGCGTAAATATGCAGACTTGACTGACCTTGATGCTGAGGTTCTTATCAATGGTGGTACAGAAAACGTAGCACAAAAGATCCCTACTATTGGTGTATCAGGTAATATGCTTCGTACTCCACGTACATCATACGCTGTGAATGTTGAAATTGCCTTTGACAACCGTGTGAAAGTGGTTGACCAAGATTTAGGTGATGGTAAGTCTGAAAAGGTATATACCTTTGTGGTTGACCAACGTGCCCTTATGGAGCAATCTACAGGTCATATCTATGCAAACTACATTGTAGGGTTTGTAATTGGTAAAGGTAAAGGTGGTAAGCCTGAAGTCCGTGGAACTGTCCATATCAAGGAAGATGAGTTTATCAATGACTTTGATGCTACATTTGACCCATTTGAGATGGAAGCTATCATGGATTTGATTAACCATTACAAGCTTGAGCATGGTACAGCTAAGGTTATTGATACCATCAAGTTTTAATTTAGTTGTGGTAGGGTTGACTCCCTACCTCTTTTTGTTATAATGTGAATATAATTATGCAAGGAAGGAGCACGTTTAATGGCTACTATTAAAGTTCCTAAAATGAACCTCAAGATTGAAGTTGCAGGGGAAACTAAAACTTTCAAGTCACCTCTTGCTGAAACAATCTTAGCTCAAGTAAGACGAGTAGTTGTAGGGCATGAACAGATTCAATACTATGATGTTGATGAAAACAAGTTCAAGTCATTCACTTATTGCTGTGGTGATAAGTATGAATTTAATTACGAACTTGAAGAAGTTCCACTTAAAGACACTGAATTTGACTGTTATGGCTTCCCTATCACTTATGCAGGAGATAAATAATGACAGAAGTAAAAAACGTAGGACAAACCTATCAAGAGTTTATGCGTGAGGTACGTGCTAAACAATTTGGTAGAGAGTCTGAAGTTATTTCTTCTATCACTGAAGGCACAACTGTTAAAGCTGTGGAGGCTGAGAAGCCTAATAAACAAACAAAGAAGAAGGTAGACAAGTAGTGAGTAAATTTAGAGTATCAAGATTCCTGAAGCGTGACCTAGTTGCTAGAGTAAGTTTCTTGAATGATAAAGGTATTATCCAAAACTCACGAAAGTTCTTTGAATTTTATCCTGGTGACAACCAAGAGAGCGAAGGTTGGTATGAAACTACTGATGAAGTTCTCTTGGCTAGTCTAAAGGAGCAAACAGAACAGCTACCTTATTCACCTGAGACTGAGGCAGGACTCAAACAAGACAATGTTGAGTATGAGTATGCCTACTGTGCCTCATGTGGTGGTAAGAAAGTAAGAAAACTTAAATATAATTTGTTTGAGGTTATTGAATAATGCACATCAAGACACAGATTGCAGGAAAGATCATGAATGAGATCAATGACTACCTTGAAAGAAAAGATAGCCTTGATAACATCTTGAACTTATCCCAAGAAAGCACTGAGAAAGAGTGCCTATCTGTGAATAAGGTTGAAAACAGTGAAGGTTACATGACCTTGTTATCTGAAGGTTCTGTGCTCTATCAGGATGGTACTATTAGACTTTACTTGTGTAAGGGTACACTCAAGAACTGGTATGATAGCATTGATGAAACTTTTGAAGGTTATGTATCAACTGGTCACAGAGATCTCAATAGTTATCCTGTTAGAGAAGGTTATTTCAGAAAGAATGACCTTAAATTGGTTCAGGATGACAATGGTAGATATGATCTACTGGTTAAACCTCATGTCAATACACAACTAAGCAATGTTAAAGATATTATCCTTCAAGATGAGCCTTTTGCAATCTCATCTGAGTTCCTATGGTATCACAAAGATATTGGGGATGATGATATTGAAGAATATGCAAAACTCATTGCTTACAATGTGGAACATGGCGGTGATATTGATGTACCTATCACAGATAAGGTAGAGATTACTGGTTTCTCTTTTGTAGGGAATCCTGGTAATGCTAAGAGTGGTGGATATGATCCATCCTTACTAGTAAGAAATGAGGAAGAACACTTGAAGAATAAAGAAATTCTTGAAAAAGTACTTGCTCACCTTTCTGCTCAAGTAGAACCTGAGGAAGTTAAAGAGGATGAAGTCCTTGAAGAAGCTCCTGTGGTTGAAGAAGAGCCTAAAGCTGAAGAAGCTGAAGAAAAGGTAGAGGAAGCTACTGAAGAGCCTAAAGAAGAAGAGGCTAAATCAGAAGAGTCTCAAGCATTGGCACAAGCTATTGAAGCTATTGAGGCATTGACTGCTGAAAATGAAGCTCTTAAAGCTGAAATTGCTACTAAAGATGCTATTATTGCAGAAAAAGAAGCTAATGAAGATGCTGTAGAAGGACAACTTTCTAAACTTGCTGTGTTGCTTGAAAAAGCAAACCCTGTGGTTGAGAAAGCTTCTAAAGTAGTTGAAGAAGAACAACCTAAGAACCGTTTTGGACGTGTTCGTTTTGGAGGACAATAAATTGACTAAAGTAAATTTTGATATTTTGCTTGGTGAAGCTATTGATAACTTGTATGAGCGTACTAAAGCTCAACTAGCTAACAAAGAAAACTTCACTAATGAAGATGGTAAGATTCCTTTCGGTATCTCACGTGACTGGTCTAAAGCTCAACCTTCACTTCGTGAAGTTGGTATGGATGATGAGTTGGTAAACGATATTCTTAAACGTTTTGAACAATCATCTTTTGGAGCTTTGCGTCAAGCTAAAAACGGTGACTGGATCATGGAAGGTATCACTTGGGGTACTAAAGCTCCTGACTTTGCCAATGATACTTCAGATGCCTGCTGTTTCACTGAGAAATTCACTATGCAAGCAACTGGTGATGCTACTCCTGTACGTTATCTCTGTTTCAAAGACTGTGAAACTCGACTTGACCGCTTGATGAAAGACAAAATGCACTTCAAACAAGGAGATCTTATTAACATCTTCCAACGTTTGGGTATGTCTTATGAAGAAGCTGAACAATTCATGGCTTGGTACACATTTGCCTTTATCGTTCAACGTCATATCGTTCAAGGTATGTTGAACTTCCAAGGTCAAGGTCTTCGTCCATTCGCAGGTGTGGCTGAAATGATGTCTCACCCAGGGGTTACTCCTATTGATGCTTCAGGATCTATCATTGGTGCTTTCCGTCAAGTAGCTTGCTACCTAGATGTATTGAACAACCAATCTGCACGTTACAAGATCTATGTTCACCCACTTACACTTCGTGGAATCAAATCTGAAATTGTTCCTGGTAAAGATGGTAAACTTCCTCAAGGATGGTCTGTAAACGGTGAGTCTATCTCATTCCGTGGTATTCCATTCGGTGTATCTTACCACTTGCCTTATGACCTTGAAAAGACCATGACTGGTGAAGCTTATGTGATTGACTTGTCTAGAGTTGAAGCTTTGACTCAATATGACTTGTTCGTACCACAATCTTCTATCTACACACAACGTACAGAAGATACAACTAAACCAGGATGTGAAGTGATCTGTGACAAGTATGAAAACTTCGGTTTGGTACATACTAACTCACCTATCTCTCACTTGTTGATCGCCAACATCCCATTGGATCAAACTTGTCCTGCTGTTGTATTCGAACGTATCCAAGGTCTTCTTACAGGTCTCAATCCATTCCCTATGGCTACTATCCCTGCAAAATAAGGAGTTAAGATATGCAACCTGAATTGGAGTTAATGAAGATTACACAGAAGCTTCAAGATAGGTGTGGCTGTTTTGACTGTGATGATGGAGCAACTATGCAACGGTACATGGAGAGCTTTCTCCGTGTACTTGCTAGATTGTTCTGTTGGACTGATGGTGAATGTGATACTATCTTAAGAGCTAAAAGACATGAAGTCATTGAAGTAAAAGACTTCGACATCTGTGGATGTGATGCAATGGTTGAGATTAAGCCCTACTACTTTAAAGGCTTTGATCCTTCAACGCTTAAGGTATATATGCACAAGAGAAAAGGTCTTGAGCGTGAGGAGTATGAAATTACTCCTGATAAGTACAACTGGTCTTTTGTTGATGGAACTATTCTAATCAATGTAACTGAAGAGTTGAGTCCATGTTGTAGATGCTGTGATCCTTGCTCATGTGAGGCTGAGTACAAGATTATTCTTGATTATGAAGCTGGTTATACTTCTGCCAGCCTACCTGACTGCATCTTTGAGGCAATGTGCCACTTCATGAACATCTTTGTAGCCTACCAAAATAAATGTGGTACACTTGATGAGTGTGCTAACATGGATAGACTTGCTGTAGGAGCTGTCCTAGAGCAGAAATCAGTAGACTACATTGTCCGTAAGTGGACTGTGGATAAGACAAGCCTAGATACAATCTATGTTAAGCTTATCAACACATGGGCACTTAAGACACTTAGTTCACTATCCCTGTGTAAGAAAGTTTACACAGAAAATATGTACTTAGCTATTGGGAGAAGAAAAGAATGCAAGTAAAATACAATGGAGAGTATGCTAGAGAGTCACGCTCTTATGGCTGTTCCAAGTGTGGTACTGGTCGCTCAATTAGTGGAGTAGAAACTTATAGAACTGTGTATAGAACTTACTACAGTGGAAGGCTTTATATCTTTGAACAAGGTAAAACCTATCCTGTGGATGACATCTTAGGTAAGTATCTAACTAACTTAAGATACACAGATAAGGAAGGTGTAATCAGAAATACTTTCTCTGAAGTACCTGATAATACTGAGGCTACCTATGTAAGAAATGTAGAAGAGACTGAGTTTCATATTCCTGAAGAACCAAAACCTACAGAAGAAGCTCCAAAGCCTCCTGTAACAGAGGAAGCTCCTAAGCCTTCAGAAGAACCTACACCAACTGAACCTCCTAAACCAACTGAGGAACAACCTACAGAACCAGGAGAAGGTGAGGGTTATCCTCCTTCAGATCATCTTGATTAGGAGGTCGTAGATGCCACTACCTAGAACTAATAGAGAGATCCTTGTGTTAAGACAAGGCACAGCAACACCTACTTATGATGAGAACTCTAGGCAGGTCATGAAGTGCTTGTGGGAAGAGGTTGAGCATTTATATTGTGTAGACCACATGCCTACATCTAGGGGTTCTGAGAGTGATGCGACTACAACCCACACTCTTGAAGGATCTAGACAACTAGAGACTTTCTACTTTTCACTACACAACCAACACCATTCTTGTGACTTTGATATCAAGCATGGGTACTACATCCTGCAAAGAATATCTACCAAGTGTAACTATTGGGAATGTCCTGAGGATGCTGGTTATATGTTTTGGAAAGTAGTAGCATGTCGCACTTATGAGATTATGCCTGGGTGCTGGGATATAAAGATGACAGGTGAAAGACTGTCTCCACGTGAGAGTGAACAGAAAGTACTTGAGTGTGCCCCTTATATCAAACAGTTACAGGGGGTGATTACTCGTGACCACGACTGATATTCATGACTGGAAAGGTACTGAGTTTGTGGAAGAGTTTACCAACTTTGTTCTTACTGGTACTTTGGAAGCTAAGGCTATTGCTTCTAAGCAAACAGGTAGAATGGTAAACTCAGTTAAGATAAGAAAAGTCAGTGATGGCTTTGAAGTGTATAGTGATCGTAATGACTTCCCTCCTACTAAGCGAGGTAAAGTTAGATACTATACCAAAGTTTATGTTGAGAGAGGCTATCCTAATTATCCTCCATTTGACTTCCTTATGGAAGGTTTCCTAAATGTAGGAGAGGGAGAACTTGTGAAAGGTGGAGTAGGTCAGTACTCTGCTAAGCACCCTTCAGGTAGACGGGGATCAGGTACAGCAATTCTAACTCAGAGCGATAAGTCTGCTGTGACTGCATATAGAGAAAGAGCTGAAAGTAGATTGGCTGTTAAGATTCCTAAGAGGCTACAGAAATGAATAGTGCAATATACATAAACATTAAGAAATGGCTTCAGATGTATGGAGCTGGTGTTCTAGATTACTTCATTCAACCTGACCATCCCGAAGAGCTAGACCCTAGAAAACGTTATGATAACTTTGATGTGCAATTCAACCAACACGTAGGAACTACTGAGCACTTTCAACTTAACCAAGGAGCTGAGTTTCCATTCTTGGCAATAGATGTTTCTTGTGATAATTCTTCTAAGTGCTTTCCTAGATTCTATGTTACATTCTCTGTATATTACTCATCTGTGTCTCCCCCTACTGGTAGGGTATGTATTGAGAACACTCCTGAGGGTAAACTTGAGTACAGAGAAGAAGTGCACTGTCAAATAAAAAATATGTTGGTTCATCAAGTTAAAACCCCTAAAGGTATACAGAGAAAGACATTCGCTCAGGATGTAGCTTCATTGGATAATTGGTACTTACCTATCAATGCTAAAGTGCTTGATGTGGGATGTCCATTAGACTTCTCTAATGAGCTTGTAGATGAGGTTGAAATGTTCTCATTCCCTGCTACCTTATCAATATATACATGTTAAGAAGGAGAGAGAACATGGCTGTGGAAAAACCACTAAATGTAGATGAGTTCTTCATGTCTCGTAATGAGATTGCAAACCGTCACGGTAGCCGTCTTGAGCTTCAAGCAATGGCTCGTGTCCGTGAACACATGGTTGAAGAAGCTAATAAACCAAAACCTTCAGTGCAAGCTGATAACAAGAAAAAGGAGAAATAAATGTCTAACTGTTTTGTAGATATGTCTCATCCTATGTACGGTTACAATACCCAAGATAAAGACAATAAAATTATTGTCGCTATCAATGAGGAAATCCGTCCTTGTGTTCGCTGGAAAGCTAACAAACAAGTACAAATTCCTACTGGTACTTTAGTACAATACGTACGTAAGGATGTGCCTGAAGATCAACTAAACTGTACACCTTTGAAATGCTTCAACACAGGTACACTTTATGTGAAAGCTGTAGATAAAGCTATCAAGGTAAACTACCAAGTACGTTCAGATGCTGATGACTATGCACTTGGTTTCAACATGGTATATGTAAACGTTCCTAAAGCTGGTACTTACCAACTTAAAGTATCTGTAGCAGACTTTACAGATCTTGCTCAAGCTAACTCATACGTGTACACATACAACTTTGAAACTCATGCACCTGGATTCGTACTCCGTACTATTGACCTTGCTGATACAAAAGCAATGACTCAAACAGGTACAGGATGGAAACCTTCTGACCACGGTGTAGTAATCTCTTATGAAGTTACTTACACAGGTACAGATGACTTTGATGGTCAAATTGGTCTTTCATCTCCAATGATCGTTAATGATCGTGCTGAGTTGCGTAAATTCTCTAATGTGTTGCTTTCATGTTTGACTTCATTCACACACAACATTTCAGTACCTACTACAGATGCTAGATGTTTTGGTAGACAATATGATAAGTCACAAATTGAGATCACTAAAGAAATCACAGCTACTACAACTTCTTGTAATGACTACTGGTTGAACCCACTTCAATCTATGTCTAAGAAACTTACAAGTGGTATCCCTGTGACAGATAGCTTCACAGTAGAACGACTTGAAGTAGATGGTAAAGAATATGGATCACTTGTTATCCCTGACCTTTACTATGAAGATTGTAATACAATCATTATCTCTTCTGACCGCTGTGACTGTACTTACCTTTCATCAATGCCAATCTCTGCTGGTGTAGGACTTGAGGATGATGAGTTTATCGCTCTTACTCAAACACATCATGGATTGAGTCGTGGTACAGTTCTTGTGAACCCAATGTACATTGGTGAAAAACTTCTTGTGACTTACAATGCTGAGCGTGATGTTGAGCTTATCGTAGCTAATGACAAACGCTTGAGAAACACTCACTTCCGTGTTACTCAAATGGTTGAAAACACAAGAGGAATCAGAGAATACTATGTATTCAACAATGTCCTTATCACAGAAAACTCAAGAGAGTTCGGTACAGATGGAGAAATCACTTTGTCATTGACATTCACTGTAAGTCGTGATGAAAATGGTAACTTCTATGAAATCCGTAGAAACATTGAGGATGTAGCTTAAGTAGGAGAGTTTTAATGTCAGTACGTACTATAAGTGTTACAATTAATGGTCTTAACGATATTGAGGCTAAGACAAAATTATTGAATAACATGAAAGCGACTGTGCTTGATATTGAACGTATGATTAAGAAGATGGGCAGGTCTAATAACCTGCCCTCTATTAATTTAAAGCTCAATATTGATACTTCTGATATCCAAAGACAGATCAATAATGTAAACGCTCTTGTGAGCAAAGCATCAGGATCTAGTGTTGGTGGAAGTAGCAAGGTAAAAAGTCAAGCAGTAGAGGTCACTAACTTAGCTGAGTCTTGGAAAAACGTAGGGTCTGCTATGTCTATAGCTGATAGAGCACTTACTAGTCTGACATCAAACATGATTAAGCTAGGAGCTATCAATCCTGCTAAAACTATGCTCAGTGGTCTCAGATCAGTCTCATCTGAGCTTTTAAATGTACAGAAGTCATTTACATCATTAGTCAATGGAAAGCTCACTAGTGGCTTCCAAGGCATCATTTCATCTGCTGTAACTACCTTGAGACAAGGTGTTGCTGGAATGGTGTCTGAGTCACAAAAAGTAGGGGATGCTATGCAGATCTATAGGGTCAACATGTCATCTCTAGGCTTTAATGACAAGGATGTAAACAAGTCTCTTAAGAGACTAGGAGATTATGGTAAAGCTTCTGTATATGATGCTTCTGACTTGCTCAACCAAGCATCAACTTACTATGCTTATAACCGTAAAGACTCTGAAGATATTGTAAAAGCCTTTGCTGGGCTTATTGCACAAACTCAAAACCCTGTACAGGGTCTTAAGACAGCAGGAGAGCAAACAGCTCAAATGCTTGCTAATGGTTATCTTAACCAACAAGACTTCAAGTTCACTAGGGAAAGATTCTCTGCTCTTGGTGCATCTGAAGTTAATAAACGGCTTCTAGAGCTTGCTCAGGCTAAGGGTTATAAGTCTATTATTGAAGCTACTCAGAAGAAGGGTATCACAGCTGATGAATACCTAGATGTCATTAAGGAAGTAGGTAACAGTCCTAAGTTCCAAAGCCTTGTGACTTCTATCCTTACTCCTAAGCAAGCTATTGAGAACTTGAAAGAAACACTTTCAAACCTCCTTGTGTTTGATAAAGTGGATGAAGATGGTAATACTACACCAGGTGCACTTAACAAGGTGTATGTGGCTACAAGAGACTTCATTAAGAACATCACAGATCTGGTAGGTAGTGCTAAATTTGAAAGTTATGTAAGATCACTAGGCAATGCTATTGGTACAGGAATTGAGAATATCAATAAGTTCTCAAGAGCTATTACCCTTATGTTTGGTGATAACCTAATTAAATCAATGGAGAAGTTTGGTAAGGACTTTGCATCTAACTTAGATACAAATGTTATGAAGAACTTCCAAGGATTGATGCAATCTGTGATAAACTTCTTCAATGAGTCAGGAAGTGCTATTGGTCGCTTTGTAGGTGAAGCTGGTAATGCTTATATCAAATATCTTACCTCTTGGGTTGATATTGGTAGAGAGCTTGTAGGTGGAGGTATCTTAGATGCTATCACTAACACTATTGAGGTTATCACTAATCTACAAAATCTTGCTGTAAGTAGTGGTGCTGTAAAAGGACTAGCTGAGTTCATTAAAGGCATGTCAGATGTATTAAAAACACTGACAGGTGATAGTAAGTATGCTTCCTATGCAACTACAGTAGTTACATCTATTAGAGGTTTTGCAGAAGAGCTAGTCAAAACATTAGATTTTCTAGTCAAGAAAACACCTATAATTGAAGTAGCATCCAAGTTAATCTCTTCTGTGTTTGACTTCTTCTCAAACTTTGTGAAACTCACAAGACAAGGAATTGATAATGATGGCTTCAGAAATGGACTTAAGAACTTAGGTAATGTTGTAAAAGACTTACTTGATTACTTAGCTCCTGTGCTTGCTAGAATAACCTCTAGTGCCTTAAATGCCCTTACATCTGACACAGGTGTGAGATTCTTTAAAGCACTCTCAAACTTCGTTAAAGCTGTAGTAACAGCTATTGAGAATGTTATTAAGTCATTTGGTGGAGGAAACTTACAAAAAGGCTTTGAAAAGATCTTAAACACTCTCACTGTGCTAGTAGAGATGTTTGCTAAGGTTGCTGAAGTACTTGGTCATGTAGGTAAGTACCTAATCATTGGGGCACTTATTGGAAAAGCCACTTCTCTTGTGTCTAACATTGTGTCATTCATTGGTACAACTGTTAATAGCTTGGGTCAACTAAGCAACTTTGCTCTTCCAGGAAAGGTTAAGCAAGGAGTAGCAGGTGGACTCACAGGTGGTCAAAGTCTCCTCACTGGTGGTGGTTTAATTTCAGGATTCCTAAACAAGAGAGCTGATAAGTACTACTCTAAGAAGAGTCAAAGAGCCTTCCTTGCAGATGACCCTGAAATGGGAAGCTACTATGCAGGACTAGCCTTACAAGCTAGAAATAACACTAAAGAACAGCTTAAGCTCAGTAAAGTGTTTAAGGATTCTGCTCAGGCTTATAAGAATGTTAGAGCCAATGGAGGTACATTCAGACAAGCTATTGGTGCAGGTTTTGACAAAGCTGGTACTTTAGGTCAATCACTTAAAGGAGCTGGTCTTGCATTTGGTACAATGTTTGGTGGAATAGCCCTAGATGGTATCAACAATGCTGTACAAAGTAGTAAAGTTTCTACAGGTATGAAGCAAGCCTCTACTGTGATTACAAGTACTGCATCAGGAGCTTTAGCTGGTGCTGGGATTGGATCTATGTTCACTCCTATTGGAACAGCTATTGGTGCTGGTATTGGTGGTTTTGTAGGACTTATCCAAGGACTATTCACAAATGATGCTGAGAACCAAGCTAAGAAGGAACAAGCTAAGTTAGAAGCTGAAGCTGAGAAACAGAAGAAAGAACAGAATAAGGCTATCAGAACTGCTCAGGTTGATGCTCTTAAGCAAGAGGCTAAACAGTATGGAGATCTCATGAGAAACTTCTATAGATCTGTGACTAATGACTCTTCTGTACAGTCTGATATTTCAAATGCCTTAGCTCTTGTGACGGGTAACGCTGGTAAGTTTGGTGGTGACTTAAGTAAAGGTGGTTCTAATCTTGGACTTGCTACTGAGTACCTTCCTAAAGATGTTGATAAGTACAGTGTTAACATTGGAGGTGAAGAGAAGACTTGGGCACAGTGGAAAGAAGAGCTTGGTGTGACTGACCTTGAGCTTATGAAGTCATTACAGGCTTTATATGCACAATATGGTCAAAGATATGTTGAGCTTAAGAATACCACAGATGGTATTACTGCAACTATTCAAACTCTCTCTGATACTGAGTACAAGAGACAAGAAGATTCATCCAAGAACTTCACAGATGCCTTTAATGCTCTTAATATTGCTACACAGAAGATTCCTGAAGTACCATTCAAGAAAATTGCTGAAGTAAAAGAGCAACTAGAGTATGCACTTAAAGGTAGCAACTTTAGTAACAAAGAGGATCAAGATTCTGCTATTCAGAAGATTCTTATAGATATGGGTGCTAGTGAGGAAACTGTTATCAATGCTTCTAGGGATAAACTATATAAGTGGGCTAGAACACTAGAAGAGTCTGCTACTGCTAACTCTAGAAGTAATGATGAAATACATGCTGAGGCTGTTAAGGAACTTCAGAAGGTACTAGATAGCACAAAAAACAAGGCTTGGAATAAGATGCTTGAAGGTATCTTTGATAATAAAGAAGACTTCAACCTTGAAGAGCTTGTGGGTGTTACTGTTGCAACTAAAGGTCTTGATGATACTACTAAACAAGCTATTCAGTATAAGCTTCAACAAGCTTCTAAACTGTCTAAGGAAAAGATTGCTGAGATTACTGGAAAAGATGTAGATGCTATTGTGGCTCAACTACAGACATTTAGTGATCTAGGTGAAACAAAAGCTTCTGCATTTAAAGAGGGTAGTAAGGATCTTGATGGTATCCTTGAAAAGATTGGTATCCTTGACCAAAAAGTAAGACAGAAGATCATGGACAAGGTAATCAAAGACCATGAGTCTATTGAGAAAGCTATCCAGGAAGCCTATGAGGACAAGGGTGCTCTTAGTGAGAAAGAAATAGCTTCTCTCAAGACTTCATCAACTAACTTGGTTGAAACTCTCTCAAATCTTATCACAAAAGGTCAGATTAAGACAGATGAGGCTAAGGAAATTCTTAAGAATATCCCTATTGACTTAGTAGATACCTCTAAGCTTAGTGAAGAAGGTAAGGCATTACTTAAAGCACTAGGGTTTAAGGTTGATAATACCACAGGTAAGATTACTGAGATGAAGGATAAGGTTAATGGTAATGATCCTAAAGATGTAGATACATCTAAGATCACAGAAGAAGCCAAGAAGATTGAAGAAGCCTTAAACTCTCTTGTGAACAGTGTTGCTAATGCTGTTACTAGTATCTTTAACTCTACACCTAAATCAGTTAGTGGTGGAGGTAAGAAGAAAGGCAAGCGTAAACAGTTTGGTGGTATCATCCCTGAATATCACTCTGATGGTGATATCATTGGGGTTGATTGGACTCCTAGAGGAACTGACACTGTGCCTACCATGCTTACCCCTGGTGAGTATGTACTGAGAAAGAAAGCTGTTGAGAGTCTAGGGCTAAACTTCCTAAATAATCTCAACAAATATGGCAATAAAGCCTTGCAAAGTAACTCAGGACAGACTATAATTAATAATGTATACAACACAAATAATGCTAAGATCAGTCAAAATATTGACAACAAATCTCAGTATCTAAATGGGTTGTTTGGAATTGACAGATTGATGAGGTATGTTTAATGTTTAGATGTGATGAAAACTTCACCCAACCTAAACGCTACATCCAATTTAATGACCTTGTGTTCCTTGGTAGAAAATCTATTGATGAGCAGACAGAAAGTATTAGTTTGCGTGAGAATAAAACCTCACGCACTTTTACTAATGGGTCTTATGTTGGTAACACTAGTAAGATGTCTCTTGTGGACTCTAACACAATCTCATTACAGATAGCACTTAAGACACATGATTGGTCAGAAGAGCATGTACAAGCTCACTATGACTTCATCATGGAGCAATTAATGACACCAGGTAAGCTGTGGGCTGTACAAACAGGTCTACAGCTTGTGTGGTGCAATGCTTATGTCACAAGTATTCAGAACAATAAACAGTGGGTACTCACAGATGATGACTACCTTGTGTTTAAGGTAGAGTTTGATAACCCTGATGGTGTATGGTATAAGGCTGATGATGATAAGACATTCCTAGAGCCTTATGACAACTGTGACTTCCTTGACATGAAAGCTAGTTGCTTAGGTAAGTCAAGACACTGCTGTAATGGGCTACCTAACTGTAATAACTACTGTGAGTGTTGTGAGAGTGACTGCTGTGAGATGGACGGTATGATTGATCTATGTACAGCACAAACAAATGTAGAGTTTATGAATGACTTCTTTGAAGAATGTAACTCTAAGTGGAGAGTAGTATATAACTGCTCTAAGTGCAAGAAAGATGGTAAAGGCTTACAATGTATGTATAAGCATGCTATCTGTGACACTTGTGTGAATGAAGTCCTCACAGGAGAGTTCTTATCAACTACAGTACTAGATAGTCACAAGTGGAGTATTGCCTTAGAAGGAGACTTCAAAGACCCTATTGTGAGGATCAATGATGTTGACTTCAAGATTAAGGGTGAGTACTCAGGAGTGCTTACAGCTAACTATAAAGGTGAGCTTAAGTATGCTAAGTCTTGGGAATGTCTAGAGTTCAACTATCAGGATATTTCACTTTCTGTGCTTAAACTCTGTGCTGAGTTACCTTACATTAAGAAAGGACTCAATACTGTGTCAGTAAGTGGTGTAGAGAGTGATACTGCTTGTATTTATATAGATTATGAGAGTGTAACAGTATGATTGGTTATATTATTAATAGTGAGGCTTCAGGAAGGAAGTCAGTTATTATTCCTAAGGATGACTTCCTTAATGATATTCAAGTACAATTTGCCTTAATGGAAGTGCCTGCTATCACCTTGACCTTACCCTTAAAATATTCCAAGCTACTTAGTGGTAATACACATATTGTAGTTCAGACAGATGACTGGAAGTATGAAGGTTATGTAGGAGACAAGTCTAGTGACTATCAGAATAGCACAGTAACTGTTCAGACTTCACATGTGATAGGTAGGTTGGGTAAACGTACCCTTCCTACCAATGTTACTGTGAAAGCTAGATCAGTTGTATCTGCTGTAGAGCAGGCTATGGGATACTGGTCTAATGAACAACACAAGGATGACTTGCTCAATGAGTTCAAGATTAAGTATGTAGATGACTATGCTGAAAAGAACTTGATTGAGTATGAGTTTTCTAGAGAATCATTTCTAGAGTTCCTTACCAAAGTGTGTGAGAAGACTACTTCCCTCTATTGGAGAGTCAATCGCTATGATCCTTACCTGATTGAGTTTGGTATCTTTGGTATTAAGAGAGATGTTCTCATCAATGAATACAACTACCTTGTGTCCTTAGACAATATCTCAGAGAACTATGAAGATACTATCAACATTGCTGTAGCTATGTCAGACAAGTCAGACTCAGGGGCAAGCTCATTAACACTTAGGGATATCTTCTATAATCCTAAGTTCATGCTAGAAGGATTCCCTGTAATTAAGACAGGTAATAAGGTAAACTCACAGCGGTCTTATGACTATCCACAGCTTCCTGTGTTTGCTCCTGAGATTATTGGTGATGAGTTTGCTATCCTTGATGAAGAAGGTATTGCTCTAGAAGCAGGAGAACTTTATTGGGGAACAGTTACTGATAATGACACTCAATCAATCGCAGAAGATAACAAAGAAATCACAGATGCTGATAGGCTTAGAGCCACAGAACAGCTCTATAGAACAGCTATTAGAAGACTTAAGAACTCACGCAGGAAGATAGTCTATACAATGACTGTAGAGCCTCTGAAGAAACATACAGTACAGGCAGGGGATAGGGTATTGTTTACCCTTAATGCAGGAGTTTGGGAGCTCACAGCTTGTTCTAAGTACTATGAGAAGGTATTGAAGGAAAGTAACTGGTTCTTTGTGACTAAGATAACTGACCTTTATCAAGTAGGAAGTAACCACTTACAGCAACTAGAGCTTTCTAAATATCTATACAGTGATAGAGATATTATTGTGAATCAGTAGGAGGAGAAATGGCAGATTATCTAAATAAGTTAGTAAATACTGTTAGTAGAACTAAATCAAGAGTAATCCAGCAATCAAAACAGCGTAGAGGAGGGGTAACTGACCTCTATGCACTTGACTATGTTGACTCACTTTCTACTGCTTCTTCCTGTGCTCCCTACTCAGATGATAGTATTGAAGGCTCAGAGAGTGATGATATTGAAACAAGAGTGGAAACCTTTGCTAGAGCTATCAAGAAAGAGATTCCTGAGGCTAAGGCACAAGGTGTGTCTGCTATTATTGGTTACTTTGTGAGAGAGTCTAATGTAACAGCTAGAAGATATGAAGCTGACTATGCTACAGGCAAGCAATATGACAAAGTAGCACAAGAGCCTACAGCAGAAAATCTTATGGGATCATGGCAAGCCTTTGCTTCCTTGTATAAAGACCCACTTAATGAACCTGGGTATAATGTAGGTGGTAAACACTGGATTGGTCTTGGTTTAGGTCAGTGGACAGGTCCAAGATCTAAGGCTCTTTATGAGTTTGCTAGAGCTAGAAACAGTAGCATCTTTACTTTTAACACACAAGTAGCCTTCATGATGAGTGAAGAGACACTTAAGAATGTGGTAAAAGAAGTTGCTTCTAGTGATGGAGATATTGCACAGCTTACTACTCGTTTCCTTGCTGACTGGGGTGGTGTTCCAGGTAATGCCCTCCAAGAGCGTATTGATGGAGCTAACAAGTACTTTGAAGTGGTTAAGAAGGCTCTTGAAAGTAAAGATGAATCACCTAAGGAAAAGAATGAGTCTCCAAGTGACACTGTTGTGATTGATAGAACTAAAGGATCTGCTCAGTTTAGAGTCCTTGTGCCAAGTGACTTGGATAGATTCCAAAGATGGTTCTTAAAATTCATTATTAAGATGGATGTATCTCAGTGTGATGGCAAGAAAGTAACTCCTTTATCAGATGTACACTTAGTTGTAAGTGCTAAAAATGAGGCTACAGGAGAACAATCTGAGATTGAGCTTACTGAGATCTTCAGAAGACAGTGGGGATGTAACTGGATTGGTGATGATGCTAGTGGTGAAGGAATCTTCCCTAATAGTAACCCAATGGAAGGTTATGACTTAATGTATTCTGCATGGTATCTAAATGATGCTCAGAGAAGTGCTTTATTCAGTGCTGGTGAGAAGATCTTCACTGTATATGCACTAGGAGAAGCACAGATTACACTAAGAAACTTCCTTAAGTTTAGTCACATCAACTAGGAGAACTAATGAACATTATAGTATCAAGGCTATATAACAGATACAAGAATAAGCTTAACCAGCTACACAGCATGGAAGCTAAGCAGTTTAAACTTGAAGAACACTTAGCATCTCACCCTACTGATTACCAAAGTGTGATCCAAAATGAGATCCTAAAAAGTGATATTCAGAGGGTTGAATATGCCCTAAAAGAGATTGAAAGAGAGATGGAGTACTATGGAGAATAAAAAGTTTCTTGTGAAACGTATGAGGAATAGAATCCTTGTGGAATCTGCTGTGGAGTACTTCTTTAGACAGGTTTATAAGAACCATGACTATGGAGGAGCTAAGGAGTGGATGGATAGTGATTATCTAGAGCTTACACTGGAAAAATACTCCATCTTTTGTCGTAAAAAAGACAACATTATCACCCTAGATAATGAGGAGTTTAGCTACGACTTCTCTTACATAACAGGGTTGTGCTCAAGTTTACTGAAGGATAAGATTGAGGTATAATTGATATGACAAATGCTTACCAAGTTGCACAGCGTGTGGTAGGACAATCCATTGATGTTGATGGTGGTCCTCCTCCTCCATTTTCACCTTATCAGTGTGTAGACCTTGTGAATTGGGTAGCTCAACAGTTTGGAGGTAGCCTTTGGGGTAATGGTAATCAAATTGGTATAGGTAATGATGTTAGTAGTTTTGCTGATGTTATCCCTTATACTAATGAGTCACAGCTTAAAGTAGGTGACATCCTTTCCACTAATGAGACTACAACTCCTTATGGTCATACCTTTGTATATGGTGGTGGGGGTGTTGATAATGCTAGAGTTATTGAACAAAACTTTAACAATATCACTCATGTGATTGAGCATACAAGAACAATCACAGGATATGGAGCAACTATTCTTAGGATTGTAAGAATCAGAGGGCAGGATAACTATACTCCTGATGGTTCTAGCGGTACTAGTGTTGATGCAGGTAAACCTAAGAAGAGTGGTGGAGTACAAAGAACTTTCTATGAGATTGTAGTAGATAAAGTAGAGGGCATTAAAGGTAATGGTGACAATACTGTGCTTGACACCTTTTATAAATGTAACAAGGTTACAGGTAAGATCAGTGGTGAATGGCTTATCTATGATAAGTACAATGGTACTGTTGGTTACTTACCTAAGTCTGCTGTAAAAGAGAAAACTGAGTACTCTAAGCAAGATAAAGAGCCAGGTAAGAAGGAAGTTGAAAAGGCTAATGGCTATGATAAGTTTTCAGATAAAACTAGTGATGGTCTAGATCAGTCAGGAACTCAACAGATCTTCACTTTGGCTCAATTTATATCACTAGGTAGGGTAGAATATAGTGGTTATGAGTGGACTTATTCCTCAGGTAACAACTTCCCTACAAGTGTTAATGTGAATAAGAGCTATAATGCTTATGGCTTCCTTTCAGACCAAGATGGTCATATTATCCTTTCTGTGCCTTCATCTTGGGGTGATGTTAAGGGTAGACTTTATGACACTCCTTTTGGTTTTAAGGGTAAAGCCTACTTAACTAATGAGAAAACATCCATTGATGTTTATGTAAGATAGGAGAAAATATGGCTTATAAATTAGCTGAAGAAGATAAGCTCTGTGGAGTTATCTATCCAACTTATGAGGGTTTTAGCCCTATCCCTAAAGCCACTTGTGAAATGCTAGAGTCCAAGTGTGATAAGACTGAAATTATTGTTAAATGTAAAGATAATCAGAGTGAAGAAGACAAAAAGCCTGAGTCACAAAGTGGAAGTGCTTCTGCATCTGTTTCTGAAAGCAATTCTGTGTCAGAATCTACTAGTGAAAGTAACTCTACCTCAGAAAGTCAAGCTTCTACTTCTGAATCAACTAGTGAATCTACATCTACAGGATCAACTAGCACAAGTGAGTCAACTACTCAATCAGAATCTACAAGTGAGTCTACTACTAGCACATCTGAAAGTAAATCAGATAGCACTTCTGCTGAATCCACTTCTGTGAGTGAGTCAACTACAGAAAGCACTACAACTAGTGAAAGTACTTCAGTATCTACATCTGAATCTGCTTCTTCTAACACAGAAAACTCTAACACTCCTGAAGAACCTAAACCTACTCCTGAACCACAGCCTGAGCCTGTTCCAACACCTGTGCTCACTAATGAAGAGTTGGATACTATTGTGTCAGGTAAGTTGAGTACTAATACTACTTTAGGTAATTATATGGTTAATCAGAACAATACTATTACCTTAATTGGGGAAGCTCCTCTTGAGGATATTGAAGCTTACAAGAAAGAGATTACAGATAAAGTAGGAGATATTCCTGAGCTTAAAGACTATACTGTGGAGGTATTAGTCAATAAAATTCCTGGTGATAGTGTAGGAGATAAAGCTACAGGTGCACCTCTCTATACTAAGGTTGTGAAGATTACTAAGCCTAATGGTGATGTTTATCAGTCTGAACCTATGAGTATTGGTACTACTACTGAAACTAATATTGACTTGTTAGAGGCTCTTCCTAGAGTAGAAGATAAGTTCTCTAAGATTATCACTAAAGATGGTCAAGTAGTTGAAGTTCCTGAAGTATCTAATGAGGATAAGAGAGCCTTTGAAGATAAGATTATCAATGACTTGAAGGCTAAGTTACCTGAAGGAACTGTTGTAGAAGCTGTGCTTGAAGGGCCTAAGTATGAAAAAGGTTCAGAAGTATTGAGTGGTAAGACTAACTATGTATTGAATGTAAGAACTACTCTGAATGGTGTAGTTTCAGAGCAAACTTATAATGTACCTCACACAGAAGAAGCTCCTAAGGAAGAACCTGAAGCTCCTGATGAAAATATAGAAAGAGTATTATCAAATATTTACTTTGGTAGTGTTACTTATGATGGAGATCTCATCACATATATTAGAGGATATTATGGGTCTGGTAATCCTGGTAAACAAGTTAAAGAAAGTGATCTACCTAGAATAAGTGAAACTTTAGGAGCTAAAGTAGAGAAAACTCTGAATATAGGACTTACAGGTGGTAATGTTTATAAAGTTAATGAATTTACTGTTAGAATGAATTACAAAGTAGGTGAACATAAACCACAGAGTGATTCTATCTTTAGCTTCACAGCTAAAATCACAAAACCTAATGGTGAGGTTGTAACTAAAGAAGGTAAGATCAGTTCAGGTGCAATAGACACCCTATAGGAGAACTAAATGGATAGATTAATCTTAAGGATTGTAGAAAACCAAGCTGTGATCTCAGGAATAACACTCTTTGTGACCACAGCTTGTGGTTGTGGTGTAGCTTGGCTTAACCATAAGAGAAATAAACTTGAGGAGCTTTCTAAGGGTGCTAAGCGTTCTAGTTTACGCTCAGAGTACCTTAACATCTACAACTCTACTGAGTTTACTTGGCAAGAAAAGTGGGATATGACTGAGCCTCTTGTGAAGGAGTACTTTAATGACCTTGGTGGAAACCATTACATTCATGGTCTTAATGAGAAGATGAGAAGGCATGTAGAAGAGGAGATTGCCAATGGTAAAGATAGTAATTGACCCTAGCTGTCTAAATCAGGGAGGGTCTACTTATGATGACACAGAAGTGCTCAATAGGATTAAAGCCTTAGAAGGTAAGACTGACAATTTTGTGAGTGATGTTACTGTGTCTAGAGAAGGTAACAAAGTTAAGCTCAAGTACACTAGGGTTGATGGAACTTCTAGTGAAGTAGAGTTTGATGACAAAGATACCATCTCTATGGCTTATGATGACACTGCTCTCAAAGAGAGAGTCAAAGCATTAGAAGCTAAAGAGGATAAAGATACTGTGTATGATGACAGTGCCTTAAGAGCTAGGGTTGAAGCCCTTGAAGCTAAAGAAGACAGTGATAAACAAACACTTACACTCACAGGAAATGAACTATCCATTTCTAATGGAAACTCTGTGACTCTCCCAGTGGGTGTAGGGAAAGAGTTTGTTGTTACTAGTGATACTGAAGGAGTTGTAGTAACTAAAACTGAAGCAGATGCCACAACTACTTACAATGTAAACCTAGATGATGCTTTAAATAAGTTCTACAAGAAAGCTGAGACTTACACTAAGAAGGAAGTGGATAACCTGTTAACCAATCAGGAAAACAAAGCCACTGACCTTACAGTGTATAAGGGATCTTTCACTGATAAAACTAAGGTGAAAGAAGGAGACTTTGAAGGGCCTAACGCTCCTAGAATTACACTAACTTACTCAAGCTCTACTGGTGTTGGTATTCTTAAAGTAGATATGAAGGTTATGTCTCCTGTGGCTAAGAGTACTATTGTGGCTACACTACCCAATGATGCACCTGTGCCAGTAACACTTATTGAGTCTCAGGTTTGGGTAGGAGATGTGGATACTTCTATTTGGGTTGATCCTAATAGTAGAGCTATCAGAATGTCTCTAACAGCTAACCCTAGCATCTTCAATAAGAGAATTATTATTAATATTCCAGGTATCTTTAAAAAGGTATAATAGATAAGGAGGACTAAATGAACTTAACTAATAAACAATATGACTTATACAAAAAGCTTGTGACTGTAGTTGCACCAGCTTTAATCACTTTGATTACAGGGCTAGGAGCTTTGTATAAATTTGACTCAACTGCTATCACAGGTACTTTAGCATTGCTTACTACCTTCACTGGTACTGTGTTAGGTATCTCAAGCAAGAAATATAATGAAGCTCAAGGAGAGTAAACATGGACTACAAAACCTTTAAGTCCAAGTGGATGAATAAGGGTGTAGATGTGGATGGAGCATGGCATTTTCAATGCTGGGATTCCTTTGCACAATGGTGTAAGGAAAATGGAGTACCTTATACTAACTGCACTGTGTCAGGATACGTAAAAGATCTTTGGGAACAAAGACGAACTAATGGTATCTTAAAATACTTTGATGAAGTAGAGGATATGGAAGAAGGAGATGTAGCTGTCTTTAAAGAGGTAGCTGGATGGACTCCTGTATCCCATGTAGCATTGTTTGATAGTGATGCTGGTGGAGGTTTTGGATGGTTCTTTGGACAGAACCAAGGAGGAGTTGATGGAGTACATAACTTAGTCAAACTTCCTTATTCTGCTACTTACCCTACAGCCTTCAGACTTAAGAAGAAGGCTACACAAGCTAAACCACAAGGAGGAAATACAACTGTGGCTGTACCTGCTAAAAATATTAATGGTGAAATTTACTCAGGACTTATTACTGGTGTAGATCCTAATGCTATGAACTCTGATAGCAATAGAACAAAGATTGACAGAATTGTCGTGTAAATAAATATTCATAGATTAAACTTGTAGAAAGGAAATCTTTTATGCTAGAACAATGGAAAGTAATTGAAGAAGATAGAGTACTTAAGGACACCTTTTTGGTAAGTAACCTTGGGAGAGTTAAAACTAGAACAAGAACTTATTATTGTGGAAAATACCCCGTCAAACGCACAATAAAAGGAGGAGTTCTGAAACCCTCTGAAACAGGTAAAACTAGAAATGGTAAAGGTTATCTTGGAATACCACTAAGATGTGAAGATGGAGGACAAAGAAGCTTCCTTATTCATAGATTAGTAGCTAAGTACTTCTTACCTGATTGGGATGAAAACTTAACTGTCAATCATATAGATGAAGACAGATTCAATAACAGAGTAAGTAATCTTGAAATGGTAACTCAGTTACAGAATAACAACCATGGAGACAGAAAGAAGAAAGTTGAAATCACTAGAGAGACTAATAAATGGTCAGGAAAGTGTGTAAGACAAGCTGTAAAACTTACTAATATTATAGACAACACAGTTCTATACTTCCCTAGTAAGAATACAGCATGTAAATTTCTTAGGGTTCTCCCACATAAGCTAGACAATGTATTGTCAGGCAAGAGAACTCATGTACATGGTTGGAAAGCAGAAAGAATAAGCACTGCTAGGTATCGTGAGAACCTAGTACCCAAAACATAAATTGCTTTGAAAGAGCTTAGAGCCTTAATACCACAATAGAGGGGAAACCACTCTATGAAGGTTTGAAAAGTTTAAGGATTGCTCAGTTTAGCATCACTACCCCTAAGTCTTCGGATATGGGGAATGTTCAACGACTATCCCATGGGCTGGGAGTAGGGTTCAAGTGAACCCGAAAGAAGAACTATCTCTCGTAGATAGAAAGATATAGTCTGGACACGCTCTGTAATGGAGGTGCTGTGAATTGACACAGAGTTGGATTAACGACCCAATGAAACACTCGCATCATAACGCTACAACTAATGATGCTGTAGCTAGACATACTTGGTATGTTTCTTCAGGTCATGGTACATCTGCTCACTACCAAGTAACACCTGATAAAATTTGGGGATGTGTTGGTGAAAACTATGTTGCCTATCATGCAGGTAACTATCCAATGAATCAACGCTCTATTGGTATTGAACACTTGAATAACACTGGTGCTCCTACATGGACTATTGCTGAGGAAACTTATAGAAACTCTGCTAAGCTCATTCGTGATATCTGTGAACGCTACAACATTCCTATTGATAGACAACACATTCTGAAGCACGGTGAAGTATCATCTACAGCGTGTTTACCTGTTGAGGGTACTGAACTTCTTACTAAACAGGGTTGGGTAAGCTTAAAAGATATCCAAGTGGGTGATGAAATTGCTACATACAGATTAGATGATGGTAGCATTATCTTTGATACTGTGTATAATAAAGTAGAGCCTCATATTAAAGATACTTGGTTCTTTAGAGATGTTGAGGTAACTGCTGACCATAGAATGTTGTGGAAGTCTCAACTAGCTAAAAACTATAGAATTAGTGAAGCTAAGGATATGTTCTCTAACAAAGGTACTTTGGTATTCCCAAATGCAGGAAGCTATGAAGCAGAAGGGCTACCTGTGTCAGATACTTTCCTACAGTATCTTGTAGCTGTGCAAGCTGATGGTCATTATATGAAGGATAATAGAACCATCAATAAAAATCCTTTTGGTATTGAGTTCCACATTAAAAAGGAAAGAAAAGTAGAGTTACTTACTGATATTCTAGATGAGTTGGGTAAAGAGTACACCTTTGCTGAAAAGAAAGATGGTACTTACTCATTCCGTATCTATGGAGCTGAAGAGGTTGAAGAAGTAGAGCAATACTTAGACAATAAAAAATTCTCATGGAAGTTCCTTGAGATGTCAGAAAGACAAGCTGAGCTTTTCCTTGACTACATCTTAGACTTTGATGGATGTAGAGCAGGTAATGATTACTCTTCTTCACTATCTCAAAACATTGATGTGGTACAAGCTATTGCTTCTCTTCATAATAAGGGTAGTAGAACTTCTACAGAAGGTAGAAGACTTCACTTCACAAATCCTTATAGAAGTGTAAACTCAACTGGTACTCTAGCTAAGTCTGCACAAAGAAAACATGGTAAACTAGTTTCGTGTGTGTCTGTTACATCAGGGTTAATCCTAATTCGCCAGCATGGAAGAACTACTATTGTAGGCAACTGTCCAGGAGGTATTGACATTGATAGACTTGTAGCTATGGCTAGAGGAGCTGAGTATGTAACTCCTTCAAAAGCTACTCCTAAACCATCTGCACCAGGAAAGATGCAACATGCTTATCGAGTAGATGACCTCAAATATGTACATGGATTGTGGCAAGTGTATAGTGAAGAATTAGTCCCTGTGGCTTTCAACTGGGTTAACTAAATAAGCTCAGTATAAACTAGGTGAACGCATACAAAGCGGTGTCATGTTAAGCATGGCTAACGGTGAAAATCCATACTGGACAATACCGTGCCAAGTCTGATATAATATCAGAAAGGTGTAACGACTATTCCGAAAGGAAGTACATTAACTATTTGTACGTTAGTGGAAGTGCCTAGACTTTAGAAAGAGGTATCATTTAATGAGTAAAACCATACAAGGCATTTGTGCCTACTGTCATAGCAAATTTAATTTGTCCAAAAAGCAGTCTTACAAAACAAGACATGGAATGTCCGTGTTCTGTTCTGAAGAGTGTGCCCTAGCTAAAAGAGGAAAAAGTAAAGTTATCATAAGTGAGATACCGTGTAAACGCTGTGGTAAACATTTCTTTCCCTCAATACATCAGTACAAATTATATAAATCCAATAACTTTTCACCAACATCTTATTGCTCAGATAAATGTAGATACTCTAGAGACTATGAGCATAAAGATATGGGTAGTTATATGATAGTTCTTGTAGGTGGTAAGGAAGTACTCTTAGACAAGGATGTTTATGAAAAGCACTATAAAACCTTATACCTAAAGAAACACAATGGATATATATCTGTGCTAGTGTTTACTGGTAAAAAAGAAATCCTTGCAAGGCTTATAATGAATGTTAGTGATCCTAAAAAGTCTATTGACCATATAAATGGTAATACTTTAGACAATAGGAGAGCAAACCTAAGAGTAGTAACTCATCAGGAAAACATGATGAATAAGTCTGATTACAAAAATAACTCTTCAGGAGTAAAAGGGGTCAATAAGAACTCACAAGGGTTATGGGTAGCTAGAATACAAGTAGGAGGAAAAAGAATTTTCTTAGGTTCTTCTACTGATAAGGACAAGATGGTTAAGTTAAGGCTTGAAGCTGAAAGAAAATATTTTGGCAAGTATGACAGAAAGTATCTAAAGTAAGAGATAGTCTAGTCCAATTAGCAATAATTGGTAGTAACGAGACAACGGTATTGCTGTAGAGGATATCATCATCACAGACAAGAATGGTGCTAAACTTCCTGACCAAATGACACATGTAGGTGACTACTTTGTGTTTGACCAAACTGCAACTGGTGATACAGGTGTAGGTGGTGTAGGAGATGGAAACTACTATTGGAGAAAATTCAGACTGAGAACTTCAGGAGAAATTTGGCTATCAGCTTGGAACTTAAACCACTTATTGTTTGGTTAAAGGGGGTGGGGTATATCCCCTCCCTATTTTTATTGGAGGAACTATGGAAGACATTTGTAAACAAAAGGACTGCTCTTGTGAGAATGTAGGTATTGGAGACTGTACAAAACTACAAGAGCTTAATGACCTTCAAATTAGACCTAAAATGAGGGCTATCCTAAAGGCTGAATGGTGTAATCTACCTGAGGCTATCAGAAGAGGCTTCTACGGTGTGTGGTGTGTTCTTAAAAACATTATTAACCAACTGTGCTATATCCTTAATAAGCTAGAGTGCTTAGAGTCTAAAGTAGACAAGCTGTGCTCTATTGCTAAGTGTCAGGATGAAAGAATCACAGGTCTTGTGGAACATATCAAAGGTAAAATGCTTGAGAATGTTGTCTTTGGTATGAAAGGTGTAGGTACATCTGCCAATTCTGCTGGATATGGTGACACTTTCACATCTGTGACTGTACAACAAAATGGTGACTTTGCTATTGTGTGGAATATGGTTTATGCAGGTAGAGAAGTAGGTAGAGGTACTATTACTGGTAAGGTATCTCACATGTACACTATGAATGAAGATGGTAGTGTTAAAGCCCACGTATCTAGAGTTGACTTTGACCAAGTTAAGTATGTAGGGGATGGAGGTAGCTATGGTAATAATGCTACTTTCTCTATCCAAGACACAAATGGTAGAACTGTGTGGACTAAATCTTACCAAGCAGGGTCAAGCTTCACAGAGAAACCTGGATCAATCTCCATTGGTAAAGAAACAGTCCTTAGACCACAAGGAGGAAGCACAGGAGATATCTTGCTATTCAAGACACTTGACCAGTGGGATTTTGACCCTACATCAAGTGATGTGAGAGCTACCTATGTAAATAACAACTCACCTCTACCTAAAGTTGAAGGCTGTGTTATTGACTGTGATAACTGCTAGGAGGCACTATGTTTGAATATTGTCCTAATTGCAGATGTAGGATAAAGTTCTATAAAGCTCATGAATGTGAGAAGATGAAGCATGACCTAGCCGACTCTGTGAAGTTGGCTGGTGATGCTATTGCCAATGGAGAAGAGTGTAAAGTAAAAGAAAATACAGCACATGGTTTCTTCAGAATATGGTGTAATATCAAGAACATTATTGAGATCATCTGTGATATAATTAAACGTATGAAGTGCTTACAGCGTAAAGCACAAAAGGTTTGTGAAGTACAGCACTGTTTAGCTGAGAGAATTGAAAGTGTCAATAGATTCATTGGTGTGTACAACTCAGATCAGGCTAGTAAACCATCTCCTGACCAATCAAATTGGGAAGCTGAGAAGAGAAGACTTGAGTCTGATTATCAGGCTAGCCTAAATGGTTATAATGCTAGAAGGGCTGAATATGAAAGAGCCTTACAAGCATACAATAATAGTAACTCTAACTATGCTTCTGCTCTTGCTTCTTACAATGCTAGAAAAGCTGACTATGAAAGAAGAAAACGTGAGTATGAAGCAGGTAACAACCAACAAGGAGGAGCTACTAAGTGGCAAGAAGCTTGGGGTACATTTCAACGTAATGGTGCACCTCTAGATGTTGCTATGGGTGGATCACCTAATGGTAGTGTCCAAGGTATTGACCTCAGTGAAGCTCACAGAAATGGTTATGGTCAAGGTATTGGATTCACTTCCAAAAACAATGAGGGTACTATTGTAGATATCCAATTAAACCTCTTAGGATACTCCTATGAGGCTGGTGTTGGAGGAAGACTACAAGGATGGTATGTTCAATATGGTGGTACTTATGATTGGTACTTTGATGTGTATGCTTCTACTGATGGAGGAAACAACTATTCAGTAGTCCAAAAGGATATTCTACTTGCTAAGCATGCAGATACACAAAGGCTTGCTTATGAGCCTAACTGGCATCTATCAACTATTAAGTGGAATAAGACATTCACTAACTTGCCTGCTAACTTTACTCACTTGAAAGTAGAGGTAAGAGGAAGTAATCCAGGGGATAGACACCAAAATGTGTACACAAGAGAGCAAATTATTAGAGCACCTTTCCCTCCATTCACTGAACAACCCCCTGTGAACAATGCTACCAAACCTAAACCATTTAATGAGCAACCTCCTCAAAGACCTACTATTCCTCCAAAACCTGAGAAGAAAGTAGAGACAATTCCTTTGATTAAGGGAGGATGTGACTTAATGGATTGTAAGTTTGACTGCTTTATTGATGATAAATAGGAGAAATTATGTCAGATTGTATTAACTGTCAATGTGAAGAGATTGTACCAGGATCAACCGCCTGTGCATCTCTTAAAAAGCAAAATGATGACAGAATTAAACTTCATTCCCTTGTGCTAAGGGATACAACTCTTTGTGACTTACCTGAGCAAACATCTAAAGCTATGTATTCACAGTGGTGTTTCAATAAGAACATCACCTCACAGCTGTGCTGGTTGATGAATAATAGCTCAGGAGGTAAAACATACAAGGCAGGTAAAGATATCAGTATCTCAAATGATGGAGTTATCTCCTTTACAGGAACTATCCCAACACCTTCACCTGCTTATAATGATGCTGACCTTAGAGCTGAGAATACTAGACTTAAAAATGCTTTGATGAAGATCATTAACAACCTTACAGCTAGTGGAGCTTGGCAAGGTGGATTAGAAGGAGACTTCGTTCCTAGAAGAAATATTGCTACAGGTAATATTAACTTGTTCTCTAACACAGTGGATAGTGACTTCTTCATCCGTACTAATAATGGTAAAACAGAAAATGACTTAGCAGGAGGTATTAACTAATGGGATGTACAACTTGTAGTGGAAACCCTAACACATGGTGCACTCAGTGTATGCCTGCTGAGGACACTTGGGTAGCCCCTGTGGATAAGCTACCTGATGTGTTCATGGGTGATAGAGATCACATGTATCTTCTTCCTAATGGAGACCTTTATATCCTTTCTCCTGATAGAACTAGATGGATTAAAGTTAATGGTCAAGGTGGTGGAGTTACCTATGATGATACCGCTGTGATTAATAGGTTAAAAGCTCTAGAAGGTAAAACAGATAACTTCATTTCAACTGTTGGTGTATCTAGAAATGGTAATAGAGTCAAACTTACCTACACACTTGTGGATGGAACTATCAAGGAAGTTGAGTTTGAGGATAAGGATACTGTAGCTTTAGCCTATGACGATTCTGCCTTGAAGGCTAGAGTTAAAGCCTTAGAGGACAAGCCTGTGACACCTACTGGTGTAAATACCTTCTTTGCTAAAGGAGATATCTCAGGCAATGGTAACTCACAGAACGTAAAGATCACAAAAGATAAGCTTGTAAATGCTGATACTATTAAAGTTGGAGACACAGTAGTAGATAGCTATTGGGATAAGAACAACTTTAATATTGGGATGTTTAAAGTGGCTTCTGTGGATGGCAACACTGTCACCTTAAATGGTGTCAATGATTTAACCTATAAGCAACCTAAACAGTCTCTTACTTTAGCAGATAGAACATTGTCTATCTCTGAGGGTAACTCAGTAACACTACCTAATGATAAGCAAACTATCTCTAGACAGGGTAACAAGCTTGTGCTATCTAATGGTGGTGGAGAAGTAGACCTTCCTACACCTAACAATGCTACACCTTATGATGACAGCTTCCTTAGAGGTAAAATTACAGATTTAGAGAATAAACCTGATAATGACAAACAGACATTGACATTAGAAGGTAAAAAGTTGTCTATCTCTAATGGTAATAGTGTTATGCTTCCTGAAGATACTATTGATGGTGGAGATAACCTTATCTGTAATTCAGGATTCCCTACATCTACTAATGGTTGGGGGTACTGGACTTCAGACCAAAAAAATGCTAAGCTATCCTTAACTAAGCATGCTTTTTATTACAATAACACAGAAAATATGTTTGTGTTAAGTAATAATACACAGGATGCTGTACCTACTTCATCTATTAGGTTCAAAGTAAAAAGGAATACAAACTACTCACTTAATCTAGCTTCATTCGCTACAAGTAACATTAAGGGTGTAACACTATATTTCCTTGGAAGGCAGACTGGTGAAAAACAACCTTTCACTAATGTAGTTACAATTAAGGATACTAATAGTTCACCATCAACTACTGGTGTATATACCTTAAGAACTACATTCAATACTGGTAATAGTGATGAAGGCTATATCCGTATTGATAATAAGGGTACAAATAACTCATCAGACTCATTATTATTCTTCAGTGAAGTTGATGTGTATGAAGGAACATCTCCTAGATCTTATTCTCCTTCTGTGAAGTGTGCTTTAGATTCATTAAACAATAAGGAAGATAAAGATAAACAAACACTCACACTTAATAATAATGTTTTATCTATTAGTAATGGAAACTCTGTGAATCTTCCACAGTATGTATCACAGCAAGACTTTAATAATCTTAAGAATGAGTATAACCAACTCAAAGGTGCTTTCACTGCTTTACTCCAAAACCTTAAGAACACAGGTGCTTGGAATCAAACAGGTAACACTATCTTTGAAGGAAGTCTCAGACCTGATAGAAACATTGCTACTGGTAACATTAACCTCTTTGGTGGAACTGTTGATGGTAATGCCTTTATTAGAACAAACAATGGCAAGACTGAGAATGACCTTGCAGGAGGAATCAATTAATGGCAGATCAAGCTACACTTAATCAGGAACAGATTACTAAGGTAAGGCAAGCCCTTAGCCTTAATATCTATTCTACTGACAGTGGTACTAAGACCTATATCAGTGGGAACAGTTTTAGGATTGAAAACCCTATGCTTGTTCCTTCTGCTGATGGAGGTCAAATTGCTGTTGGGCATGTAAACACTGAAGGAAGTATCTACTATGATCTTGTGGTAGAAGGTACTAAGGTTAAAGCTAGACACACAAGAGCTGTTATCAAGTCAGTGTCCTACACTAAGACACCAGGACTTACAATTTATGGTAGTTTTGGTAATGCTTCTTATGGAATTAACACTCCACAGGGGATGATCTTTAATAAGTCCTATGACCCTGCTTTTGGGAATAACTGGACTGAAACAATTAATAGACAGCTAAATATCAATGATGTTGAGATCTCTTCTAAGGTTAATGAGCAAAGAGGAGATGTAGCTACTACTGTTGACCAATGGCAATTTAGTCCAACAACTGCTACTGTGTCATTCAGTTTGACTGTGCCTAATACAAGTATCCTTAACATCCCTCAAGCACCTAAAGAGGGTACACTTGTAATCAAGTATGTTGATAATGTTACAGGAGCTACACTCACCACTGAGACTAAGAAAGTACCTGGTGATACAAGTCAGTCACATACTGCTCCTGAGATCTATAGGGCTACTTATAAGATTACTGGCAATAGAACTCAATCTGTTACAGTTCCTTCAGGACAAACTAAGGAGCTTGTATTCAGATACAACCCTGTGTATGGTCAGATTGTAAAGTACATTGATAAAGACACAGGAAGAGAGATCAAGACTCAGAGCTACACACCTGTGACTCATGGAGATCCTTTTAGACAAGACCCTCCTAGCATCCAAGGTTATAGGCTTGTACCAGGTCAGAACCCTATTAATGTACCTAGAGTAACTGGTAATGGTAACTACTCATTTAGATATGAGAGGATACCAACTACTGCTAATGTTATTGTTAAGCATCTTAATAAGGCTAATAATCAACCTCTACGTGGGGATGTAACTCTAAGTAATCAGACTATTGGTAGCAATGTAACCTACAATGCTCCTGCTATCACTAACTATGCCCCTGAGAGAACAACCTATACTCACACTGTGGTTGAAGGTAACAATGTCATTACTGTGTACTACACAGAAAATGCTAAGATTAGACCGTGGGCTATTAGAAAGTCTAATGCTTGGAAGTCTCTTAACACTACAAGACAGTGGATGAAGATTAGAAGAACAGCTAACCAAAACTTTTGGGATACTAAACCTAATGCTGAAATCTATGCTACTGATACTGGTAAAGAAAACTACTCACCATCACGTATTCGTAAGGGTGGTAAGTGGAAAGCACAAGGAAAGATTGGTGACTAATGGCTATTGATGATAAAACAACTAGACTGAATGAAGCAACATTCACAAGTTACACTGAAAACCCTCATGACAGATGCTGGTATAATGAGTGTGACTGTGATGAAATTCCTATTGCTGACTGTCAGCGCTTGATTGATGAGAACAATAAGGGTGTAGGAAGGTTCGCTTGTATGGCTGAAAGTCAGAAATGCTACAATCCTAAGTTCTTTAGCTCATTTATGAAGAAGCTGGCTTGTCAACTTAACCACTACATTCAAAACATCTGTGCATTGTGGGATATGGTACAATGTATGGCTGAATACTTAGCTAAGATGGGTGACACAGGTGCAGTCCAAGTAAACTATGCTAGAAACTCTGCTGTGTCTTCTGCTGACTTTTACCATCCTATCACAGATGGTTATGACTTAGACCTATACATGGACTCAACTACTGGTGTTGTAGCTGGTGAGTCTGATGATGGAAGAAGAAAGCAAACTGATCGTAAGTATCGTGTTTACATCAGATGGTGTGCTGATGGTACTACACTTAATCCAGCACAGGATAATACAATGGAGCTTGTGGTATATCACTCAGGAGAACAGTATACTGAGGATCTTAGAAAGAACCGTGGAGTACACTGGCAGATGACTGGTATCTCAGATGGTGCTATGGAGATGTCTGATAGTATTATTGTTCCTGCTGGACAGCATGTTAAGGTGAGAGTAGAGCCTGCTAACTCTTCCTCAGGTGTCTTCCGTGTACACCAATTCAAGTTAGAGTACACTCCTGTTATGGATGCACAAGATACTCCTGAATGTCTTAAACTTACAGAGCTTCCTAAGGATGACTGTAACTGTCCAAAATAAAAAGAGAGCTTAATTGCTCTCTTTATTTTTTCTTGTGCTTCTTGAGTCTCTTATACAGTGCTTGTGGTGTAGATAACCCTAGCACAGTCTGAGTGTACTCAATGTAGCCTGAGTAAAGCATTTGATAGTAAAGAAGGTTCTGTTGTTCACGGATCTTCTTTTTTCTTGCTCGCATAGCTTTTCTTTCTCTTGTGCTGTGAGAAAGCTTAATTGCTTCAGTAAGCTTGTCAAATTCTCTTTCTAGCTTGATATACTCATCAGATGCCTTAGCTGGTGATGACTTAGGCTCTTCTGCTAACTTAACCTTTTCAATATCAACATTCATACGACCATAACTCCTCTCCACAGTTCTTTATATAAATAGTTATATCACCTTTTTGAACTCTAGTAATCTGATCATCTCCTGACCATTTCTTAATAAACTTCTGTCTCTTCTTAAAGCCACAGATAGTTTCATCATAGTAACAATTACCAAGCTCATCAATCAGTTTCACTTGGTACACCTTTATAAAATTCATACATACTCCTTGATATTACCAAGTCACTAACTTTAACCCTAGTCTTCTTAGGGTATCTAATCTTGCACATACCTCTTGTGAGCTTATAGTAAGCTACAAGCATGTGTCCTACATCATTAGGGGTAATGATCCTCTCTTTGCTATCTGCAAAAGGCTGATCTAGATACCACTTCATGAAGTCAATAGCAAACTTCTTATACTCCTGTGCATTAAACCTATCCTTCTCTACAATTTCAAGGTACATCTTTCTCATGCTAGGTGAGCATCCATTAATAAAGTCTAGTTCAATGTGTAGCTCATTAATGTAAGCTAGGTCAGTAGCTAGGTTATAAGCTGTGAACTTACTCAGTCCATACACATCACACTTCTTATTATAGTATCTATAGATCTCACTACACTTCCATCCATAGAATAGATCATCAGGAAGCTTGTCAATGAAATCTGCACAGGAAGCAAGAAACCTTTCTCCTCTATTAAGCTCTCTAGTCATTACCTGAATAGCAGGAGACTTGTAGTTAGGAGAGAGCTTAGCCTTAGCTGAGTTAAGCTTAGTTGCTATCTTTTCAAGCTGGTGTATAGTCACAACATCATGTTCATTAGTACATCTTCTGACATACTTTTCATGACCTATGTAACGATACACATACACAGTAAGTAGTTTATCCCTTAGGGGTACTCTAGATGTGTTTAGTGTTCTAATAAACATTTGAGACATGTCATCAAGGTATTTTAGATTGTTAGGAAGATCATATCTGTAAAGATCTCCTACAGTCTTGTTACCTATTCTGTACTTGTGCTCAAAGGCATCTCTACGCTTTAACACATAGAGTTTAAACTCTTCAAGTTTATTCATATTTACTCCTTTAAGAAGCCTAGTTAGTTGGGTAATAGAAGCGAAATCAAAAAATATATAGGAACATAAATCGTGAGAATAACTTTGGGTGTAGAAATATCTATGGAAAGTCTTTTTGTACTAACTAGGCTTGTTAAAAAAGTAAATACCTTACAGAGAGTAGCTAGTGTGGGAATCACAAGTGCTGGCAATCGAAATAAAAAATGTAATCTATAAGGAGATCCTAGCTACTCTCTGTAAGGTATCCACTAGGGATACCACTTAATTATTCTGCATCTGCCCAATCATCATCTGCATCCGAGTCTGTTGAGCCTTCTTCCTCCTCTTCATCAAGAGCAAAGATGTCACGTACATTGAATTGGCGTTTCCCATTGTAAGGATCACCTTCTTTGATCTCAACTCCCATGTACTTACCTACAATATCATCTGTGTCAATATCATCTGAGTTAGGATCAAGACCTACAGCTTCAATGATTTTGTAGAGTTGTTCTTGTCCATAAGTGTTGTCACGTACAAACAAGTTAAACATTGTAAGGTTTTCACCAAAGTTACCACGAAGCACAAACTTGTAGAAAAGCGCTCCTGTGTTTTGGTTAGTTCCTTGTTCTACAGCTTCCACAAGTACTTCATATCGTCCTGGTGTGTAAATAAATTCACGGACTTCAGGTGCTTTTGCTTTAAATGATAGTTTTGACATAGTTATTCTCCTTTTGTTTCCTTAGTTTCTTCTTTAGCTTCTTTTGATTTAGCTTCTTTAGCTTGTGTTGTTCCATCTGTGTATCCTACAATTGTTTCCCAAGTAGGGTTAGTCACAGTTTCAGGAATTGATAGTCCAGGTTTGCGAGTTACCTTCAAGTTGTATGCAGGGTTTCCTGACAAACGTACTTGGTAGAAATCTTTAGACTTCTTAACACCCTTAACTACTTTAGACTTGAGTACTCGCTCAGTGTGTCCAATAACACGACTTGATGCTGTAAGGTACTTACCAACACTTTCCATTAAATTAGGGATGATAGATGCTGGAATGTTTTCATCAACTACATCCTCAAGGTTGACTGATTTTTGCTGGCAGATAACATACACATTCTTACCTGCATAGGATATAGCCACAAGTTCGTCAATAAGTCCTTTGAGGATAGTTGATGCTTCACCATACATAGGAAGAGTCATCTTCTTACTTGAAGCCTTTTCCATAAGGTGCTTGTAAAGAAGCTCTTGAACTCCTGTGAAGTGATCCACAGCAATGCTATCAAAGCCTTTAGCAAAGTTCATAGCTTCCACTACATCATCCCATGTGTGACATTCTGCTACAGCAAAACGATCATCAGGAGCTACTGAAGCCAATCCACGGTCAGTATCAATGACCAATACACTTCCTGGAAGTGAGTTGATGAAGTATGACTTCCCTGATCCAGGTTCTCCATAGAAAGAAGTCATAGTGTGTAATTTAATTTTAGTTAGTTTTTGTAATTTCATGTGTTCCTACTTTCCTGTGCTTCCATAACCACCACGGTTTTCATTACCTAAGTGGTCAACTTCTTTAAAATGAATATTAGGTTGGTTTTCAATGAGTCTAAATTGACACAAGCGCTGTCCTTCTTCAATGAGTCCATCACGTGTAGCATAGAACTTAGCTCCCCAATAGTCTTCATCACCACAGTAAGAGTTATCAATCACTCCTACACCATTTGTGAGAAGCAAGCCTGTGTTTTGAAATAGGCTTGAACGTGGTGCAATATGAGCTTCATAATAAGGAGGTAACTCCATAGCTACTCCAAAGTCAACCTGAACTAAATCACCTTTCTTGTAAACAATACTCTTAGGTGAAGCTAGGTCAATCCAATCACCTTTTGTAAGATCCACAAGGTGTGCTACATTGTCTTTATACTTAATTTTAACTGTTTTCTTACTTGTCTTCTCAAAGAAGTAGTAAATATCCAATAGAAAATTAAGTAATAGCAAGATAAAAATTAGTAATTGTGCGTTAGTCACTTTCATCTCCATATTCTGTGTTAATTAAATAGTTAATAGCCATCTTCATATCACTAATAGCTATTATATATAATTCTCTATGAGTTGTTTGCACAGATGTGTTTACAATGAATCTCTGAGTATCACTCATGTTTTCAAGCAAATCATCTGATGCAAATAACTCAGTTTCTGTGAAGTATAGAACTGACTGAGGTGTGTTCCTCATTTTATCTAAGAACACAAGAGCCTTCTTAAGATCCTCTACTCCATTCTTGTCTTTGTATCGCCACACATACTTAACAGCAGAGGCTACTAGTGGATTTAGACCAGCTAAAATCCAAAAATCCCAGCACTCTAGCTTATTACCTGTGTAACGCTTAGGGTTAATAATATCTTCTTTCATCTTTTACCACGACATAATAAAGTTCCATACAATAGCTATAAGCTTAAGTGTGATAGCTAGTAAAGCTACTGACACTACAGCACATCCCATTAGAGACACTAGGTCTTTAAGTTCCCTTAGGAGTTTCATCTGCAAACCTCTTAATAGCTAGTTTCAACTCATTACACTCTTCTTCTTTTGTGAGAAGTTCTACATAACGGATAGGAGTAAGCTGTACTGATGCAACTCCATCAATACCTTCAATGAGTTTTAGTTTTGTACCTTTTATGTCTGCACGTTTATCTTCTTTATTCCATTTTCCAATGAAATAACCAATAATCCATGTTAGAGACCCAAATACAAGGCATAAAAAGATACAAGCATCTTCTGTTACCATCATTTCACCTTATAATGTTTCACTGTGAAACCATCACCTTTCATTGTAACTACTACATTATCCTCAGTGAGCTTATTCTCTAGACCCTTATAGTAAGTGTCTCCTTTATACTCACCTTCAACTGTGCTTACCACAGCTTCCTCACACCAAGGCTCAAAAGTCTTATAAGTCATAGCTCCACCAATGATCCAAAGATCTAGGCTAGAGTTCTCATAGACTTCAATAACTTCTTGAGGTGTATGAGCAATGTAGACATTCTCTTGGTCATAACCTTTAATGTCATCCTCTTTTGTCAGGATAATGTTATGACGATTCTTAAGTGGCTTGCATCCTAGAGAGAACCAAGTCCTGCTTCCCATGACTACAATGCCACCTGTTGTCTGATTCTTGAAGTAATTAAGATCATCTCGATTGTACCAAGGTATCTTTCCTTTACTTCCAATCAAACCATTAGCATCCTGTGCCCAAATGAACCTAATCATTTGACTCCTCCTTATTAGTGTATTGCTGGATAACCCAACAAAGCTATTCTATCATTTTTGGGTTGGACTGTCAACCCTTTTTTGAAAATTTTTCTCAATAAATTCATCTAAGTCTTCCATCATCTCACCAATGTAGACTTTATAGAGGTAATCATAGGCATCAGGCTTATGTCCACTTTTTCCTGGAATGTATAGCTTAAACTCAGGATCAGACTCAATTAGGTCTACAAGATGTACAAATTGGTCAAAGAAGTCTTTAGTACGGTATTCATTATACACAAGGCGGATAGTCTTACGCTTATAATTTCTTCCTGTGATCTTAATCTTAGGATTGACACAATCGAATATCATATCACGTACATTGTAGCCTAGTTGTGTATATACATACATGTACAAGTTACCTTGAAGGCTGTAGCGATACTCATCATCTGTAGGGGCTGTAGAGTGAGTCTTATAGTCAACAATGGTCACAGTTCCATCATCATTCTGAATAACAGCATCAATGATACCTGTGAACTCATGTCCATTAGGTAGGTCAAAGTACACTTGATGCTCAGTTTCAATGATTTTCTCAAAGTCCACAGGCTCCCCTTCAGAAAGGTAGCGATCAATAGCAAGCTCTCCTGAAAGCTTAGCTTCCTCTAGAAATCCTGATTCTGCATAGATCTCACGTAGCTTAGCATATAGATCTTCCTGAGTCATTTTACCTTTACTTTGTGCTAAAAGCTCCATACCTCTATGGAAGTATGTTCCACGATCCATGTACTGTGTTACTTCAGGATCTTGCTTCTCCTTGTAGCCCGCTAGGTATTTACACCAATGCTTCCAAGGATTGTCCAAAAATGTCTTTACACGACTTACACTATAAGTTGTCATTATCCACCTCTACTTACTCCATTTTCCAAATAATAAACCATGTCCTTGAATCTCATATCAAGTGAATAGACCTTGCTATTAAGCTCCTCATGGTTCTGTTTTACTTCACCCTTAAGTTTGCCCACCTGATACTCTAAACGCTCAATCTGAGCCTTCTGTGAGGTCACAGTAGCGTAACAGCAAAGAGTCAACAACAGGAATCCAAAGATGAGAGCATAATTAATAATTTTTTCTTGCATGTTCCTTAATCACAAAGCCTTTCTTTCTGCTAGGTGTAAACTTTTTATTCTTTTCCCCTTGAGGTTTAAAGCTCACAACATTAAGAGGCTCTTGTACAATAAAGTCTTGATACTCAGGATATTGTTTAATCAACTCTTCTTTGCTACTTCCTACCACAGTGTTCGAATTTTGCACAAGTGACCATCCAGTAGACCCATCAACCATTTTAGTTAGATAGTGGTGACTTGGGAGCTTAATCATATAAGGTACATCCTCTTCAGTGACTTTCCAGTTACCCTTCAGGATAGCATTTACCATACGCTCCAACTGATCCACAGTTTCCTCTTCTGTGCTAGATCCATTCTTAGTAAGCACTTGTCTCCAATAGTGGTTTTTGTTTGCTTTTGTGCTATTTAGAACATAGTTCAGGTAAGAGATACGGTTAACCTTATCAGGGAAAGTGTCAATAGGTGCATCAAGGATGAAGTCTTCCTCAGTCTTAGTGATTGATATAACTTCTGTGTCCTCATCTTCATCTGCAACCATGTTGACAATCTTAGTTTTTACTATGTCAGGTACTTCTTCACCTTGAAGGATCTTATCAAGGTAGTACTGTGAGATGCCTAACTCATTGCAAAGTTTAGATTTACTTTTAGTTTTAAAAAATCTTCAATAATTTCTTTGTAATTCATAATTTTCCTCACAGGATGGGAGTTATTTCCCATCCTCTTTTAATTGATCTGTTAAGCAAGCACTACATGGAGTGACTTCATAACCTAAAAATATAGCTAAAACTTGGTTTGCTACACGTGACTGCTCAAGAAAAGCAAACTTAACCTTATCATTAGCAAGATCTACCTGCCATGCTTCAAAGGCTGTAATAGTTGCCACAAGGACGTGTTTAAGGAGACACCACATGTCAGGGTTTCCTTCTTCATTAGCTTGTGACTTAAGCAATTCCATAGCTTTTCTACGCTGTTCAGTAGTAGTCTGAAGAAGCTGTGTAATTTGATACACTTTCTCTTTTGTGTCATAGATAGCCACTTTATCTTCCTCAGTTTGAAACTCAGGATTGTCTAGGTTATACCAAAACTTAATCTGATCCTCATATTTACGGATAAGGATCTCCAAGTGGTACTCACTAGCTCCCAAGTGCATGATGTTTGTGATAATATCCTCAGTAATTCCTACTGAGCTACTTTTGTTTACCATTATTCCTCCTTAGAATACATTGTTTAAATCCATCTTATAGCGAATGAAGTAGGTGCTTTTAGTCTTTCTGTGCATCTCTTCATGGAACTTTTCAGCCTCTTCATAAGTATCAAACTTGTGTACTTTCTTAAGCTGGCTATCAAAGAACTCTAATACATTATAAGTCATTCTGCATAACCATTATCAATGATTGAAATGATTTTCTCTCTTAACCAAAGAGGAACAGTTCTATCAATCACAGGATAATGAACAATCCTCCTTTCTATCCTTTCAGGCTCATCAATGACCACATGAGAGAAGCAACATGTCTGTGAAATGTAGTCAGTCACAGTCTTGTAGGCATTACTGAATCTACGGTACATGTAGTCAATCTCCTCAGGTAGTCCATGTTTAGTCTTAAAGATTAGGTCAAAGCTACTCATCTTAGACACAGGTTGTCCATAGTGCTTTCTAATATATCTGAGACCATTAAAGAAGTCATCCATTACATACACAGTTCCTCTGATTGAGATTGTGTATAAGTCTTCCCAATCATTCTGCTTGTCTATGTAGTGCTCAGGGTCAATCTTGAAAAACCTGCGATTAGCCTCTCTGATCTCTTTGTATTCATCAAGCCTATAAGCAGGCTTATCTAAGATTATCATTCTTATCCTCCCCACGCTTGTGCAACTTCAGCATCAGCAATAATTGGTATTGGAATGTCAAGTCCTTCAAGAATAGAAGGATGTTCCATAGTATACTTAAGCTTAGGAGCTACTTCCTCAACATAGTCATCTCTAATTTCAAAGAGAATTGCATCATGAACAGAACCTAGTACAATACATCTATCATGGTCAATCTTATCACTGAACACAATATCAGCTAGAGCACTTGTACACATGTCAGAAGCAAATCCTTGGACTCCTGAGTTTATGGATTGTCTTTCAGCCTGACCTCTAGCTCTAAAGTTGCTAGAATTAATGTCAGGAAGGAAACGTTTACGCCCAATAGGAGACCATGTGTAGCCATTTGCTCTAGCATATTTTATACAATCTTCATGCCATGTAAGCAATGTTGGGTAAGCCTTAAAGAAGTTCTCTCGCAAGTGTTCTGAGTCCTCTTCTGTAATATTCAACCCAAAATTTTTAGCATACTGGACGAATGTTTTTGCAGACATTCCATATAAAAAACCAAAATTTGCAGATTTTGAATAGGTACGCTTTCTCTTCTGCTCTTGCTTACTAAGATCAGAAGTATCACCAAACAGGAGCAAGGTAGTCTTACTATGCAAGTCACTTCCTGATTGATAAGCATGTTGCATATTCTCATCTCCTGAAAAGATTGATGCTACACGCAATTCAACTTGTGATAGGTCACATTCCAATATCTTCCATCCAGGTCTAGCTTCAATCAAATTTCTTACATTTTTATCCTGGGGGATATTTTGCAAATTTGGATTGTTACAAGTAGTCCTACCAGTACGTGCTGTAATGTTAAAACTAGGGTAGATCCTATCATCCACTTGAATTTCTTCCCAAGATTTAATAAATGTTTCCAGCTTAGTCAACCTACGATACTCTAGCAGATCATCTACTACAGGATTACCCACATAGTTCACTAGCACATCACTACCTACTGAGGGAACTCCCTTAGCTGTTTTCTCAATAGCCTTAAGCCCTACACCATAGCCAATAATCACAGGAGCGTAGTTGTGTTTAAGCTTAACCTTAATATCATACAGGTGAGGATTCTTTTCCTTCCACTCATTCATGAACAGTGTAGCTCCCTTACGTGTGTCAAACTCACCTCTATAAATTACATCATTCATGAAGGTATACTCAATCACTTCATAGGTGTTAGGAAGCTTCTCACCTTTCTCATCATACACAGGAACATCCTTATCTGTGAAGAGGATCTTAGCCACCTGTGCTGTAGAGTTCCAGTTAATATTACCTACTGTGAGGAGTCTTTCAAGGATAGGTTTATACTGCTCCTGAAGCTTCTTAGCTATCTCATGTCTTCTAGGACTTATGGGTGCTCCATTCTTTTCAACCTCAAGGTAAGCTTTATACACACGCATCTCATGTTTATACACTTTCTCAAGGTTATAGATCTTAAGCTTCTTCTTAAAGATCTTAACAAGCTCCATAGGATAGTACACATCATCCAAGCCATAGGCTTTAAACTTCTCTGTGATCTGTCCTGTCTTAGCTTCTTTTGAGATATCATAGTCTACCTTAAAGTACTTCTTAACTAAAGGCTTAAGTCCTAGCTCTTCCTCTCCACAAACGTGAGCCATTACTAGGGTATCAACCCACAACTTCAACTCAATCCCTGTCTTAACATAAAGGAATAGCAAGTCAAACTTTCCATTGTGTGTGACTAGCTTAGCATCCTTAAGCTTAGTAAGAAGCATTAAAGCACGTTTCATTCCCAATTTCTTCCAATTGAAGAACCTACGCACATATTTTCCTTGGTCTACAGTTGTAAACCCAATCTGAATTGAAGTGATTTCATCTCTAAACCTATCAAGACCTGTTGTTTCAATATCCAAACACACAGGATATTTTAGATCAATAGTATTTATCAATATTCATCACTCTTTCTTTAATAATTTCTGTATAGGTAACATTCCTTGTGTTGATTACCTTTTTATCAAAGATAAGGAGACCTCCCAAATCAAAGGTATTTAGACTAGAATAATACATTTCTTTATCTGTGTACTCACAATCAACAGTTTCACCACCTACAAAATGATATCTTACAACTACTTCCTCACTCATTTTTACCCTTCCTACTTAGAATACCTACAATGATAGCTCCAATAAAACCTATCAACCAAACAGCTCCAATCAGTAGTTCAATAACATCTGATAAAGTTAAAGCAAAAATCATTACAACTTCTCCAAAATTCTATAAAAATCAATAATTCTATTAACTTCTACTAGTTTTCCTGCACTGACTCTTACATGGTTGAAGTACCGCATACCACCATCTTTTAAAGATACCTTCAAACATATATTTTTAAATAAATCCACTTCATCAATTAGAATGATCTCAGAAATATTTATAATAAATAGCTGGAATCCTACCTCTTTGTTTTCAAGACCAAGTATTAAAAATTTCATTACAACTAAACCCCATTCATTATTTACTTCCAAGTAGCTTTCAATTCACCATAAGGAATACTCTTGTGTAATCTTCCTTCAGCAATTTCTATAGCTAGTGCCCTCTCTAAAATCTTTTTGCGATTCATTTCTTTTCTTAGTTTTTCTTTTTGTGATAGCTTCTTTACTGAAACCTTTTCCTCTTCCTTAGAGGTCACAAAACAGTCTTCAAAAATTTTAGGTATTTCAGGAGATTGTCTACCTTCATACTTATCATAGTAGCTTGCTAGGAGCTGTGACCTTCTTACATCTCCTTTTTTAGTATTAACATAGTACCAGCAAAGATACTCACGCTCTTTCTTGCTAAACACTTCCACCATGTTATCCACAAGGTAAGGAAACAGGATTCGCTTCCCTTCTGCTACTTTCTTCACAGAATAGTAAGCTCCCCCATTCTTTATTTCCTTACCTGTGGCTCTCTTGTGTAGCTCACTTAGGTAAGCACTGATAGACATATCTACACGTCTAAGGTAGGCATCTATCATACTAAAGAATACTCCTGAAAGGTCTTCCCTCTTGCTTGCCTCATCTAGCCAAGTACAGGATCTGTACCATCCACCATTACTCATTTCTTTTACCTTTTAGATTGTACTCAGCATTGAGCTTGTTAATGATAACATCCTGAGCCTTATTCTGCTCAGCAAGCTTCTTAATGTGCTCACCTTGCTTAACTACAATTTGCTTCCATTCATTTTGTGTGTCATCTAGCTTTTTGTAAAGAAGTCCTCCAAAGAGTATCAATACAATATAGATAGAGATTACCATTGTTTCAATAAAGTTCTCTTTCTTCATTTCACTTCTCCCTGTTTCTAACACATTTGTACACAAGAACTGACCAGTATGTAGTCCACATCAAGCTTGATAAAGATCCAAGGAATTGTTCCACTGTCATTCCTCTACCTCCAAAAGTTCTGGATTTTCATAAATGTTACCTTGTAGGTACACATTACAATTTTCAATACAGTCAAACAGGCTATCCCATACTTCCTCTCCTGTTTTTATATTAATTAATTTGAACATACCTTCTTTAAAGATAATCTTTGCTTTTCCACTGTCTTCAAATTCATCACAGTATGTCCAAAGAATGATATCATTTTCAAAGAGTTCATCCCCTAATTCATCCTTGAAATCTGTGGATTTAGTGAAAATAACATCTTCAAAATCAAAGCAGTCACTTTCACAGATTCCTCCCCAACACAAATCAATTTCTTTCGAGTAATATCGAATTGTTTCAATGTAGTCTGCAAAACATTTTTCTTCTTTTATCCACGCTCTATACTTTGGAATCATTACTCAACCTCCTCAATCTCAAGCCCTGGGCAACTAAACATCCATTCAAAGCCAGCTTTCCTAAGCTCTTCCTTGGTGTGGTATAAACGTGCTGTACTAGATTCTTGATTAAAACCAAAATACCATTTTTCAATAATCATATCAAATTTAAAACTTTCTGAGCCTTTTTGAACGTTTTTAAGTTTGATAATATACTTCTTCTCTTTCTTGACCTTATAACCAAACAAGTGCATTTTCACAAGAGTCTGAATAGGGGTATTTAAACCCTCATTTAGCCAACCATTAAATTTCTTATTTTCTGTTTTTTTAGGTTCATCCCTAAAAGCAACCCAATCCCAAATATTAAATTCAAGATCATCCTTATGCTTTTCATACCAATTAGCTACATACTCAGGTACTTCTGGTGTATATGTATCTTTTAGCTTATGTAGGTCTTCTAACAAGTCCTCAACATAAACCTCATCAAGCGTCATTTCCTTGTAGTCTTTAATCAAATCATCTAGTTTCATCTTAAATTCTCAAAAATTTTATAGTCAAGGGGAATTTCACCCCTTGTAATTAGTTTTCTTTTTTCTTAAATGCTACTGTAAGGCTTAAAACTGTTAAACCTAACACAGAAAGGGCTACACCAGCTTCTGATCCTGTTTGTGGTAACATTGGTGCTTTATAAGTTTCTACAGGTGTTTCATGTGAAACTTCACCTTTATTCTCAACCTTAACCTCTTCTTTCTTAGGTTCTACCTTAGGAGACTCTGAAGGTACTTTTGGTTTATCTTCAGGAGTCACAGGAGGAGTCTTAGGATCTTCATGAGGTTTAACTGGTTCTTCAGGGATGTGAAGCTCAGGAATTTCCACAATTGGTGCAGGAGGAAGCACAGGAACATCTTCAATTGGAAGATAAGGCTTCTCAAGGATAGGAGCAGGTGGCATCATTGGAATATCCTCAATAGGTAGGTATGGTTTATCCAAAATTGGTGCTGGTGGCATTAATGGAATATCATTAATATTCAACTCAGGTTTTTCATACTTAGGAGCATCATTTGGAATTTCCCAAACTGGTTTATTTTCACCTGAGGCATCACCTTTTCCTCCTACCAGCTGTACATAGCTATATGAGGTAGCTCCATCTGTTTCTGCTTTCAACTCAATTTTGTTAGTTGGATTAACACTATCCTTTACAGCATTAACAAGTTTAGTCTTATAGTTGATGTAGATCATGTGATCCAAGCGATCCATTTTGATTGTAAATCCATGATCTGACTTACTAATAGATTTTACTAGATCCATAGCATCACCCTTGTCAATCCAAGGATCTAGACTTTCAATGTTTTTGATCTCAAAGTAGTTATCAACTAACTTTTGATTTTCACTCATTTCATCAATGATAGTCACATAGTTTAACACACGCTTAGCATAATTAATACGTGCTGTCCAATTAATCACAGAAGGATCATCTTTATCCTGTGATCCCCACTTAGCAATCAACTCATCCTTGCCAATCACTTGCTCTTTTCCAATGTTAGCAGTAACAACTGTACCATTAAAATTCACAGAAACAGGTTTTCCTGACTCTACTTTGTCAGTCCACTTTGCATCAAGTTTGAGACTCATTTGTTTGTTCAATGGATGGTTTGCAAAGTAGTCATTAAACACAGTGGTTACTGTGCGATCTTCAGGATTAGTAGAAGCCTTACCTACTACAGCATCTTCAGGGTTTTTAACATCAAATTCATACTTAGTTTGGAAGTTAAGCTCTTCAGGGAAAGTCATTGTTACTTTATCACCTGCGTTAATAGGCATATCATCAGCAAACTTGATATTTTTATACTCTACAGTAAATTCTTGATACTTTCCTTCACCCTTAGATTGGTCAATAACAACTTCAGGATTTTTTACAGTGATCTCTGTGCCCTCTTTTGTGATCTCTGTGGGCTGTTTAGTTTCAGTGGTATTGTTCCCCTCTGGATTAGTTACAAGAGCTGTAGGAGCTTCCTGTGAGCTTACAGGGCTATCCTGAGCATCAGCTTTAGCATTATTAGCAAGTGCAAGTGTAGCAAGTGTAGCTACTGTTAAGATTGTTACTTTATTAGTTTTCATTTTCAAATTTTTCCTTTTCTTTTTTAGTGAGTCTTGTTAGTTCCATTTTGTCAGGCTCATATCCTGAGTCATCATTTCTCTTATAAGCTTTACATCCCATATTATCATCAACCACAAGATCGTAAACATCTCCTGATTTATGGTTTCTAAAATAAGTAACCATCCTTGATGAATTATTGGATTGTCGCTGTAGAAGAATCATTGACTCATACCATCCCTCAATAAATGCAGAACCATACATATCTGAGGTTTGAATCTTAGCTCCTCTCTCAAGTTTCCTTGAGTGGTGCACTAACATGATAGAGCAGTTAGTCTTCTTGCTCAGGTTTGATAGCATTTCAAGCCTTAGGACAATATCCTTATGCTTGTTAATATCTCCTGAACCAAAAAGTAGATACATAGGATCAATAATTAGGAGCTTAACTCCCAACTCTAGGATGCTATCCTTGAGCTTGTAAATATGATCCATTGTGATATTGTCATCTACAAAGTAGATAGGCAACTCAGTTTCACCAGTTATTGAATATATCTTGTGCTGTTCCATTGATAAGTTATTCTCACCTTGAATGATTAATACAGCACCTTGTTTCACTTCCCTTCCATCAAAAGGTTTTCCTGTAGCTACAGCACAGGCTAGGTTAAGAGTAAGAGTTGACTTGAAGGACTTAGAAGGTGCTCCAATCACACCAACTGAGTTATTCTCCCAAAGATCTTCAATTAACCAAAAGTCCGTAGGATCAAAAGGTTCAATCTCATCAACACGCTTGATATTGACTTTCCCTTTGTGTGGTTTCTTACCTCTTAACTCAGTATCTTCAATCCTTACAATTCCCTTAGGAGCTTTACTTAACCGCTTCAGTGAGGCTCTATCTTCAAGTTCTTCTTCAATCTCTTTAGCTTCAGCCTCAACTTTAGCATAAACTCTATTTACTTCAGAATCTACGTTCTTTTCTGTGAACTTAGCCATTGAGTCAGGAGCATTAAGAAGCACAAATTTCACTTCTTCCTTGCTTGCTCCATTGATAAACATTTTGCTTTCAATGTTCCAAGCCCATTCTGATCTATCTGATCCTAAAATATCATAAAATGCTTGCTTCACAGAATATTCAAGAAGTAGCTCTTCTAGATCATATTCTTTGTACTCTATAGGCTCATTGTCCACAACAACACTTTTTGAGATATCTACATCTTTTAGAAACTTGATAATTTCACGCTTCCTGTACACAGTGCCTTTACCTTGCATACCTGATACATTGAAAGTACTAGCATACTTGTGGTTTCTTGTTCCTGGAATACGGTATAAATGCACAATGTCAGATCCACAAGTGTCAAAACCATATTTAGCTATGAGCTTACGGTTGATGATCTCTTGTTCCTGAGGAGTCACCTTATTATCTAGAATCCATACACCTTGGTATTTTCCTGGGCTAGTTTCCCAATAGTAAGAAGGTGGAAGATCTTCAGGAATAGGTACTCCATCAATATCCTGTGCAATGATAAAGCTATCTTTTGCATTAATCTTTTCACGTTTGTTATTCTTAACAGGTGTAAAGCAAATATACAGATCATACTTATCCCTTAAGGCTTTAACCTGTGAAGGAATAAGTTTAATTTTATACTTGTGTTCCTCAAATTCTCTACTAAACCTTTCCTCAGGGTGTTTTTGTATGTAAAATGTTTTATTCACAGCGAAAGGTATCAGGTCATCTTCTGTAAAGTTTCTTCTCAGAAGATCTAAAAATTCTTTGCTCATTTACTCAAGTAACCTCCAATTTATCACAGGTTTGAATTTAAACCTTTCAGGCATGTAACCTAACATAGCATTATAAGCATCCCAATAAACATCACCCAATCTTGAGGAGGCTTCATTTAGGTAACTCATTATTGATTTAATGAATCTTTTAGACTTTCCTTTTACAATTTCTAAAAGTTTCATATTCACATTATAGATAGACTCATCAAGATCATGAATTGAATTACACAAGCATTTATCTTTATTTAATTCAATTAGTCTAAAGTATCTTTCATCTGATGCTTTCTCAGTGATGAACCCTAGCACAGTGAGTTGATCAATAGCTTTATAGATAGTTCTACGATCCTTGATACTTGTCATCTCCATCACATTTTGTGTATTCAAATACTGTTGCTTAGGCATTCCTAGGTAGATATAGCTTGACCACAGGAAAGCAAGCACTAGGGCTGTTTTTAAGCTCATTCCATAAAGCATAACCCATCCTAGATTAAGGTTAAGATAATCTTTAGCCTTTCCGTTTTCATCATAACTAAAACTATCATAGTAAAGGCTAGTATTTACTTTGTAGTTTCTTTTTCCTGCACACTTAACACCTTCATAACTGAAAAGGTAACTTTTATTCTCAGCAAGTCCTAGATCTACTAGATTATTAAGATATCTTGTTAACTGTGATGAAGACACAGGAAAAACCTCTTGCAATGTCTCAGTACTGTAGTTGAATGACATTTCTTTATCCTTTGTGTGGCTAGCACAGAAGGCATAAAAGATACATTCATTGATTGAGTTGAAAGGGTTATCATGCAAAAGGTTTATAGGAATTTTAATATACATTAACATTTTCTCCTAACATTTATTTTTCCATTCTTTTAGTGTAACCCTATTTTAGCACAATGAATTTTAAAAAGCAACACTTTTCTTTAAAATTTTTAAATTTATTTTCCTAGTTTCCTAGTAGTTAAGTAACTATATATTATATAAATAAAGTATAATTATATATATAAATCATTAATGCTCAGATAAAATAAGGTTAGTAAAACCCATCTATGCTCAGATAAAGAATTTCAATTAAATATCACAAATTTGTAAATTTTAGGTTTATCCTGTTGACAATTTTACATCTTGTGATATAATCATATTATAGCTCCTGACAGCTATATTCCGTTTTTTAAAGTGTAATGAAAGAGATCTTCAATGAGGAAGGTCTTTTTCTTTTTACCTAACCTCCTAAAATATGAAAGCAATCATCTGCATCAAGATACAATCCTGAAAGAATCTCAGCTGTACCAAATTTCTTGTATTTACTATCCTGTGAGGTATTGGCATAGAAACGTATTCCTACATCTTCTAGCTCCCCTGTGTTTATACTCATTCCCTCAATTTCTTTAAAATCCTCAAATTTTAAGTAAAAGACAAAACACATCATTGCTATTGTGAAAGAATAAGCACTTTTAGCCATCTCTCCACTTCCAAAATTTGTGTATGTTCCTGAAAAGGCTATATCTTCACCTTCCTGATAGTAATAAATACGTGTGGAAGGAATTAGGTTATATTCTTCATCTAAACAGTAAAATTTAAGCATTTTATAGCCTATAGCATCTAAAATTTTAGGAGTATCACTTCCTGTTCTCCTTTCAGCATGACAAGAACCACAGAAAGCCCACTTTTTAGAAATATCTTCAATTTTATCATCAAAATAATCATAAATTAAGGTTCTATAGTGATAACCTTTATGAAAATTAGGCTTACCTGTGTAGTAGTTTTCAAACCATGCTTTCACTTCTCCCCATACCTTCAAATGATCCTCTTTAAAGGCTATATTTTGGCTTGTAAGCTGTTTTTTAAGGCTGGGGGTATTATTCCCTTCCTCATACTCAAAACCGCTGTAGTAGCTCTCTAAAAGCACCTTAAACGTGATATTTTCATATCTATCATTCAAGGAACGGTTTCTAAATAAATGATGTGCTTTATCTTCAGCCTCACCTCTCTTATATTCTAACAGCTGTGCTTTAATATCAAGAATAGGACTAAAATGCACAAGATTGGGATAAATAACCTCTTTTCCATAGGAATCTAAGATTTCATCTGTGTATTTATCCTCAATGAATCGGCTTACTTCAATATAAGAATATTTTAAAGCGTCTATAATACCTTCATCTTTAACTTTTCCAACTAATCTAGTTTTAATAATAAAGTCACACAGGGGATCTATGTAAGGCTTTCCTAGTGACTCTTTTAAGGCTCTTTTTTGTATTTCCTGTAATGGTTTAAAGTATTTATAACCTTTCAACTCATCAGGATTTAGATTTTCCTGTAAGTATTTCAGCGTTTCTGAATAACTTCTCTTGATTTTAACTTTATTCATATAGACTTAACCCCCTTACTCCTATTAGGGCATTATCTAAATAGAATTTTCTTCCTGTGATAAGTACCCCCTTAGTGATACCTTTTTTCTTTAATGCTTCCGCTGTGATCTTGCTTACAATGATATACTGATTATTTTCAATCAGGCTTTTGATCACAGGTAAGGGGTCTGTGATAGTATAATCAATAATATCAATAGGTACTCCCTCAAGTTCCTTGATAGTTTTGTAGCTTGTATATGCTCTTAAGGTCAGCTTACTTTTTGGAATAATCTTGTAAATAGCTCCTTTATGGTCACAGATATTTATATTGTGACCTGTTAAGTTAATCATTCAACCCTCCTAGATAAAATTTTAAGTTTTCAGGAATAAGAAGAGGCTGGAAAGTACCTGTATTAATGTATTTCAGCCTTACTTCTTCCCCTAGCTTGTTCAAAATAAAATAATCATGATTATTTTCATAGGCTTTAATCAAAATAACCTTGTCACCTTTCTCTAACCAATCCCAGGACTCCCCAAGGATATAAACCCCTAGGAAGTCAAGATAAGGAGCATGAAAGTAGTTATTTTGCCCTATGAATTGTACTACTTTGTCTACTGTTTCCTGGATCATAGCTTGTGAGCCTCACTTGTGATATCTACAAAAGTCCATAGAACATATACAGCACAGTAGAAGAGAAGGAACAAGCGAAAAGAGTAGTCTAGCACAGGATGCAATGCAATAGAAAAGATCACAAATACATTTGAGTAGTAAATAAATAGTTTTTTAAAGTTTAGTTTGCGTTTTTTAGTGTTTTTCATTTTAGTTTTCTCCTTAATAGTCAGTATATCCAATTAGATAAAATTCTTCATAATTTAGGTTAAATAGTTCACAGGCTTTATTCAAAATTTCACTTTCTGAATCCATTTCTCCCATATAGTAAAATTCTGTTGAGTATTCCTGGTTCAGTGGATCTTCATAGTATTCAATAATGCACTTTTCATACCAATTAGTAGGGTATTCAGGATTTAAGTTTTTAACAAAATAGAGTCTTTCTCCTGTTTCAAGATTTTCAAATATAGGGTAAGTCATCTTATTTCTCCTTGATTAGTTTTTCAATTAGTTTTGCTGTTTCCCAACTATCAGACATACTATAAAATTTTCCTTTGTGGTAAAATCCCTCATAACCATCCCAAAAATGAGTATTGAGTGTAAATATAAGGTATGAGAAAATTTGGTAGAAATTTTCAGTCTTATCTAGTGTAAGGATAGCTTCCTTAGTACCTCCCACAAGGTAAATACAAGCTTTCTTTTTATAAATAACTAATTTTAACATTTTAAATTTCTCCAATGATTTTAATTTATTGTATCTTTATCAGTGTAGTAAATATCACCTATTTTATAAAGGTCATAATCACTAGGATGTACGTGTATTTTGTGTTCTTTTTGTGTTTGAGAATCCCACAAGACAAATTGTAAGTATTCCCCATCATCAGTTTTCCCTACAATCTCACAGTCTGAAGGATTAGGGTTTTTCACTATAGTTTCTTGTTTTTCTTTCTCTAATCTATCATATACATTAGACAAGTCATTTCCAGCCTTAAATATGAACATGATAGCGAATGTACTGAAGAAAATTCCTATATAGAGTATATTCAGTAAAATCCTGTTAAATCTTTCCATGATATACCTTCCCAATTATAGATAACTTCCAAACATTTTCGGCTACTGTAACAACTAACTTGCTCTTTTTAGCTTCTGACCAAATAACAAGCTTGTGATCCCCATTTTCAATATAAGAGTCTAGAATCTGCTTGTCCTTAAGAGTGTAGTTTTGGACAAATTCCTGCTTTTCTTGCTCTTTTTGTGTAAAAGTGATTACTTTTGCAAGTGTGTAGATATTTAAACCTAACACACAAGCAAGTAAAATAGTAAATAATGCTTTTTTCATTGTTTTTCTCCTTAAATGATGAAGTCTGTAAGCTCTTTTTTACCTACAAATTGGACTTTTGTAACAAATTGATCTGTAGAAGGTTTGTAGCTAACATAGAAGTCATTTCTTCCACAATAGTTAAATAATTGAACAAGTGCATCACGGTCACTTCTACTTTGTCCATAGATATGGGCTACTAGTGGGAAAGTACTGAATTGTTCTAATGTAACAATATTAGTTCCCCAATGGTCAAGCTCAAAAGTATCAGTTTCTTTATTGTAACGTGCTTGCCATTGGCTTTCTAGCTCTCCATAGCCATAACCTAACCACATACGAGCGTTTTTGTTTGCATAACCTTTAAATACTGCTTTTTCAATAATTGTTTGAAGTTGTTTAGACATTTTTATTTTCTCCTAGATTTTATAATTTAAATTAAATTGTAACCGTTGTTCCCAAGTTACCAAGGCGATTGTATAAGTTAGTTTTCAAACCATCTTCTAAGGATAGCTAGAAAGCTGTTTTTATCCACAGATGAACCTATTTTCTTACCCCAATGATCCAAGATATAGATATCAGCTTTCTGACCTTCTAGGGCTTTATATAGCTTGTTATATGCTTGAATGTTGTTGTTAGTAGAAAGTAAAGTCTCTTTTTCAGTAAAGACTGTTACTTTCTCCTTAGAAATTGAAACATTTAAGAATGTAAGCTTTTTATACTCTCCCATTTTTAAGAGCCTCCTGAAATTCATCTGGGTTAAGCTCAACATAACCAAGGATTTTCTTGTGTTTATAAATTTGCTTAACTTCTTTTTGAGTAGTGTTTTCTAATACAAAGTAGTTTGCCCAGCGTGGAGTAGCTACAGTGGAAGCCGTCCATCCTGTAAACATTGTATTGTTTTCAATATCCACAAGAAGGAAAAATCTTGATCCATAAGTGTTGTATTTACTGATGTAAAGTTCTGCGCTGTTGTAATTAAATTTATAGGTCATTTTACCTATCTCCTTAAGATTTTAATAGTGAGATAATTGAGCTTTGCTCAATTTTTGGCTTGTCTCACAAGTCCTATGCTCCTTATCCTAAGAAGGTAGTAACTTGAATCTTGATAGCTCCTAGGTTGTATCTCTCTCAACCTTATGTATTAATTATATCACTACAATAAATAAAAGTCAACCCTTTTTTAACAAAATTTTTAGAAAAATTTATTTTTCTTTTAAAATTTTTAGCTTTTTAGCAATTATATATTTAATTTTATCTATTCATAATTAGAAAGTGAGTGAGCAAGAAAGAGGAAGAAAGAAAGAAGAAAAGAAAGAAAGATAATGCTTGTAAAGTAAACCCCTTTTTGATATAATGATAGTATAGAAAGAATCATTAAGGAGAATGATAATAATGGTAAAGATTATTGAAATAAGCAATAGCTTCAACCAATCTATCAGGATTGAAGGTAATCAACTCACCTATAAGGAGGGTAGAAAGAAGAGAACGTCTACTTTATACTCTTATATGGTAGATGAAGAAGACCTTATACTTATTACAGGAGGTAACAGCTATCATATTATTATTGATAATGCTTATATATATAGTAAACATATCAAACAGGCTCTCCGTGGACTAGATGGGGATAAGGTAGTGATATTTAGTAAGTGGTCTATAGGCAAGAGGTTTAGAGATTAGGCAATCATTTAATGGTTGCTTTTTTGTATGGATGAATGAGAGGGTAGATAGTACAGTAAGAGAAATAGTAGATATGCATGGTTTTGGGTAAAGAATAGATAATATTCATAATTCATTCACTTTATTCATTTTTTACCCATTTTGCCCAAGATGAGGAAAAGAGGGAGGAAGGAGAGGAGGATAAAAAATGGAAAAATGTTAGGTCGATTAAAAAATGAGGAGGTGAGGAGGGGGGCTTGATTTCTCTATTCACCAATACAAAAATACAGTTAAAAATAGGGTTACTTACTTACTCTCCCAAAGGTCTACACTCTTCCTCTATTAAGTTAAAATAAGGTTACATTCCTCCATAACCAACCCTCTTTCATTATTGAAAAAAGGAGGTTGAAAATTACCTTCCTAAAAATACCAGCATAAATTTTTAAGGTTAAAATAGGGTTGATAAATAGTTAACCTAGATACTTAAAAAGGGTAACTTAAATGTTACCCTAGAAGATTAGAAGGAAGGAGTTCCTTCAGTTTCCTTTAAAAATTTACTATGGCTAATCGCTATTGACCTCTCAGGATTAGCATGACCTTTCTCACCATAGAAAGGATTGGCTATATGCTTCTCAAGGCTAAGTATTAAGGAGTTAAAGATAAATCTTCTTGTGTCCATTCCTGCTTTGCTACAGATGAGTTCCATACGAGGTGTTACTGTGTCAGACTTAATGCTAAAGCATGAATAATACTCAATAGGAGTAAGGTTGTAGAGGCTTAACCATTCATCTAAGGTCTGAAGCTTATCTTTCATGATAATCTTTCTTGTGACCATCTTTGTGAAGTTAGCATTGAATCTAAACTTGGCTGTGAAGTCCTCTGTGGTAAAGTAGCGGTTAAGGTAGCGTGAATATCTATCTCTGTATCTATCCATCCTCTTTGTGCTTAAGGCTACAAACTTACCATAAGCTCTAGGGCTGACTATCTTTTCATAGAATAACATCTCCTGTGAAGACTTAGGCATAAACTTCTTGTGATCTAAGCTAAGGAAAAATCTAAAAGGCACAGGATTGTAATATTCATAATCCTCAATGCTTACCTTGTGGAAATAGTTATATTTAGCACTATAGAGGAAGTTGGCTACTGCTTGTGCACCATTTTCTTTATACACAAGATCAACCAATTCCATGCCTTTGTAAGTCATACTCATTAGGTTAAAGTAAAGCTTTCCTAGCTCACTGTGGCTTAGCTCTTCTGTGCACAAGTGATAGTAGTCTCTAAGAGGGCTTCTAGAGTATTCTATCTCTGTGATATCATCACCATAGTGCAATTTCACAAGGTCTTTAACATTCTGCTTAAGGCTTCCATTGGCTACTCTCTTTCCTTCCAATTCCACAGAAGCTTGAAAGTATTCCTCTGAGATG